ATCTTAAGCAATGCGTATATTTATTTTGCTTAGTACCCATTGGAAAATACATAAAATAAAATATATGATTTATAATAACTTATCTTAAGCAATGCGTATATTTATTTTGCTTAGTACCCATTGGAAATGTATATTAATATGTTTTTATGTAAATATATGTTGTTATTGTTTAGTAAAAATGACCTCCAAAAAATGATATGACCATAATCCGAAGCTCCTATTGTTCAATACAAGAGTAAATCCTTTTTGCGCTTTGGAGTCCTTGGGGATATTTTCTTGGAAAGATATAACTTACTGTTTACAATCTGTATATTTATTTCACCTAAACCATAATGGAGATTGAGATTAAATAAAATATATGATTAATATAAATTTTACCTTAACCAATCTGTATATTTATTTCACCTAAACCATAATGGAGATTGAGATTAAATAAAATATATGATTAATATAAATTTTACCTTAACCAATCTGTATATTTATTTCACCTAAACCATAATGGAGATTGAGATTAATATATAAATTTGGTAATTATAATGTTATACGCATTTATATTGATTTCCAAGAAATGATATGACCATAATCCGAAGCTCCTATTGTTCAATACAAGAGTAAATCCTTTTGCGCTTTTGGGGCTTTGGGAGCCTTTTTCTTGGGATTGTTTAATAAATGAAAATCAAATATTTAACAAATATAAATAATTATTGATTTAACTCTGAAATGAAATAATATTCAAATTGTAAAAAATTTCAATTTTTATAAAAATTTACAAATCATAATTATTTTTTATTTTGGATATAATAACAAATATTAAATAATTTTTAAATGCTTTTTTCGCAAGTATTTTTAATATATAAACAAATTAAATATTAATTAATTTCAGAATTATAAAAATATAAATAAAATCTAAAATTGAAATAAATTGGAATTAATAAATGAAAATAAAATCTAAAATTGAAATAAATCGGAATTAATTTACAACAAAATCCGATTTATTTCAGAATAATTGCGAATTTAATAAAATTAAAATAAAAATCAATTAAGTTTATCATAAAATAGTGGATATAAAAATAATATAAAAAGGATATAATTAGGGAAAATATGTTGAACAAACTATTAACAGCTCAAGACATAGATAATAACCAAAAATCAATTGAATCTCAAATAAATTTAAACGTAAGTGAATTTGTTAAAACTTTGCTCAAAAAGAAATTGAAAGAAGTTCGAGACTTAAAGAAAATTTCGGGAGAAGATGGTGGAATTTTAAGCAAAGAAGAGATAAATCACATAAAACTTGAAATTATTTCGGGGAAAGTTGTGGAAGAGTTCCGAACCAATCAAAAACAGATTTTAGAGTCAAAACGAGATAATTACTTCATTTTGAGGCAGACCATTCAAGATTTGAACGAACTTAACGAGTTTTCAGCTGAAATAGAGCGAAATGAGATTCAAAAGGTCAAAAATTTTTTAGATTTTCGCGGATTGACCACTAAATCTTTGGGATTTTATGAAAACTATCGAAAGGTGAACGAAATTAGAAATAAAAACATTATATTATATATTAATGAATATAAGAATAAAACACTATCATTCAAAGAAAATGAGGAAAAATTACTCATTAATCTCCAAGAATTATATAAAATAGACAAAAGTATTGATGATATTGATTTATATGAACGTTTCAATATGGAATCTAATATTGATATGTCAAATAAACTTGCTGATATTTATTTTCATAAATATGCTAATGGTGATAATAATTCAAATTTAATTAATAATTCAGCAACAAATTTAGATAATCCATTAGAAAAATTAATATCAACTCAAATTATATCAAATAAAAATTTCGCATTATTATTATTATCAGGAAAACATAATCAAAGAACCTCATTTATTACAAACAATGCTGTAACTTGTTTAAAAACTACTTACACAACAACAAAAACTAATCAATACATTTATTCAACCAGAACTTTAGGAGAACTTTTATTAGAAATAACTAATGAAAAATTATCTTATCAACAAAAAGTTGAAAGACAACAAATTTATATAACTTATGATGGTTCACGTCCAACTGTTGATGAATATTATAAATGGAATGGTTTACAAATTTTTGATATAGATTTAAAATTATGGAATGGAAGTATTGATTTATTGAAAAGAAAACTTTATGAATTATTACAAGATTTTCATTGGTTTCTTTGGATTTGTAAATCTGCTTCTGGAAAAGGTATACATATTTATACAAAAGTTGCTCCACCTCATCATGTTTATATAAAACCCTCTGATAATGAATATATAACAAAATATTGGTATAATGTAAATTATGCACACAAATCATCAATTATTTATGATTGTCTCTATAGATTATCAAATGATGATTCAAACACAATAAAATTTGGTTTAGATTTTGAAAATAAATTTTTAGATAATGTTGTTGGTAGAATTACAACAGGTATTCGTTTAACTTATGATGCAAAACCATTAATTAATAATAATTTTATGGATTTACATGTTGGTTTAGGATTAAGTCAAACTTTAGATGGTTTTACATATCAAAAAACAATTAATGAAGTTTTATTTCGTGAAACACCTTTTCATAAAAAATTAATTGAAAAAATATATGGATTAATTGTTGATGACCCTGAAAACATAATAGAAAATAAATCAGAAGAAATTGATTTAACAAAATTTATAACTTTAGGTACTGATATTTCAAAAGTAACCGCAATGCCAAGAAGTTCAATAAATTATACAGTTCGTTATAATGTTTGTAATACTCTCGCAGCTCTTTTTGGCAAAGATGGATTACCCTTAGCTCATACAATATTAGATTCAACAGTTTGTAAAAATGTTGGAGAAATAAATTCATTTTATTCTTGTGCAATTTCTAATATCAAAAAACCATCAAAAATGGGATTAGATATTTTAAGAAAATCAGGAGTTATAAAACATATTGAACCAGAAGCTAAACAAATTATTGATGATGTTTATAAAAATCATATTAAAAAAATGATTGATAATTCGTTAGATAATAAATTAATTCGTGAACATATTATTCTTGGTAAAAATGAATATTTATCAGATAGACAAGAAATTTTATTAGACCCGAAAAAAGGTGGATTAACAAATTCCAAAATAAATATAATATTCTCACCACCAGGTTCAGGTAAAACTGAATGGATTAAAAAATTAGCTTCAGATGGGAAACGAATTCTTTTAGTTTTACCTTATATTTCAGTTATAAAAAATAAAGTTGAAATTGACCAAGAATTAATGAAAATATTTGAATGTTATTATGGAAGTAAAGATATAAAACAAATAGAATATGGAATAAATGCAGTTACAACATTTGATAAATTTTCTCGTTCAAATTATGATAAAATTTCTAAAATGTTTGATTATATTTTTATTGATGAATCGCATTTATTATTTACATCATCTTATAGAATCGAAGCAACTTCAAATGTTATTAAAAAAATAAAAGAATTATTTTTTATTTCATCAAATGACCCATTTGCAGCGAAACTTTGTCTTTTAACAGGTACTGAAACAGGAGAATCATATTTTTTTGGAACTGTTGCAAATATAATAAGAATCCATAAAGAATCATTAAATAAATCAATGGAATTTCTTATTTGTGATGATTTATTAGATAGTATTACTCGCCTCGCCTGCTCGGCGGCAGAACTAATTCAAAATAACCACCGTCTACTTATACCTACAAACAAAGGAGAAATATATTCAGAGAAATTAATTGGAATGATTAGTTCAATCCTTTCCCGTGTACCTAAATATGGATATTATAAACGTTCAAACACAGACCAAGAAATTTGTCAATTAATTAATAATCATAATACAATTGGTGATTATGAAATTGTATTTTGTTCAAATTATCTTAGTGTTGGTGTTGATATTAATGATTACAAGCCCCTCGCCGTTGGCTCGGGAAAAACTGAATTAAATTCAAATAATAATTCTCAAAAAATTGAATTAAATTCGGGTGAAAATCAAATTAAATCTAAGAATGAATCTGAGGATTATATGAAATTTGCTTCAATTTACCTTGGACCATTTTCAGGGTATGAAATTGAACAATTTAATGCAAGAATTAGGAGAACTGGAATTAAATCAATTTATTGTATTCAAACACAAAAAGCAGATGGAACAACTTCTGATGAACTTTTAGAAGAACCAAATTTACTTTTACATATAACTGATGAAGATAAAGATAATTTTTTAGATGATAAACAAATTTCAAAAGCTAAACAAGAATTTCTTGCTCAATATGACCCAATTTTACATAAAATAGTTACACCTGGGTTTAGTTTTATTAATGGTAAAATTAAATTTAATCTTGAAGAGTATGAATTAATTTCATTTGAAAATAAATATAATGATTGTATGCAACACCCAGTGAAAGTTGCACGCGAATTATCAAAATATGGTTATAATATTAGTGTTTCAACAGAATATATTGGATTAAGTCCTGAAAAACAAGAAGAATTAAAAGCTATTGGAATTGAAGCTTCAAAAAATGAAAAAATTAAAAAACATGGATTATTAGTTGGAACTTTTTTAGAATTAATAGAACAAAATTCTTATATAAATCAACATGGATTAGAATTTACTGATGTTATTGGTTGGATAGGAAAACATCCAGATGCAATAAGAGAAGACCGTGAATTAACAAAATTTATTGAAGATGAAAATAACCCTGGAACTAAATTAGAAGTTATAAATTATATTAAAATTGAATTTGATATATTTGCCACTCCAATTTCAGTTAGTTGCAGGAGTAAAGAAGCATTAGATTTAATGTATAAACCAGCAAAATATTTAATTTCAAAATATTCGGTTACAAAATGCCAAGAAATTATATCACAATATATTGATGAAACAGGAATTTTAAAACAAAAACTTTTTAAACGTGCTATAAATTTATTAAAACTTGTAGATTCATCTGATGCAAATGAACTTGCAGACCCTTTAGCAAAAACATTAGAAAAAATGTATGATTTTGTTGATAAATTTGAAACAAATAAAGATTATCGTATTGGATATAATTTATATAAAGCAACAATTGATGAATGGACAAATAATTACATTGATATGCTTGGAATTAAAATAAATACACAATATGGATATGATAAATTAAAAGATTCTTTAACAGAAATGTTAGCAGATATTGCAACTAAAAATACTTCCAAAAATGGTATAAAATTTATTTATAATAAATTACCAGACCAAGATAGTAGTTCTGTTTTAAATAGAAGAAGTGTAGATTCAATGATTGAAAGAATGTTTGCAATTACTTCAGATATAATAAATGGAAATAAAGCAAATGATGCTCGAAATAAACATATCATATTAATTCAGCAAAATTTTTGAATTTCTTTCCTAATTAACATTGATTAGTATATAAATATCTATTAATCAATTTATTATATTAAGATGAAAAAAACTGAAATTGCTATCAGAAAAAATTTAATATCTGAAGTTTGTAAAAAGAATCCAACATTTAGTTATCGACAACTCGCATTGGAACTAATTGACACATATCCCCAATATTTTTCTAATTTAAGTAGTACCAAAATTGTAATTTTAAATTTTAAAAAAAATAACAATATACCTCAACAAACAAAAATTAAAAACCAACATAATCAAGGGACTATTGGTCAAGAAATTATTCAAAATACTAATAATTCAAATATTAAATCTAAAGAATCTGAAAAAACTGAAAATTCAAAAAAATCTGGAGATTCATTTTCACAAAAAAGTAATAATAATGAAACAGAAATGAATTATTCCCAAAAAACTTTTGGAAATAATTCCCAGGAAATTGATGGAAATTTTACAAGTCTTGAAGAATTAATTGAAAAATCTAATATTGATACAACTATTTGGGAATGTTATGATTTTCAAATAATTGAAGGACAATGGGATGTTGCAAGTAAAAATAGAGACCAAGACTTAACTTGGAAAATTGTCAATGATTCCAAAGGTAATCCAATTCAATTAATGGAAGGTCATGCAACACGTAAAAATGATTTTGTAATTCAAAAAAATAAAAAATATCATATTCGTGCAAAGTTTCGTTTAAAACCTGGTATATATAATAAAGATAATTTCAAATCAGAATTATTAGAAGACATAAAAAACTTAACAAAAATAGAAAATTCAAAAATAGAAATTCTAAAAATAAACCTTAATTCAAATAAAACACATTTTGCACTTGAAATTAATAGATTTGATTTACATTATGGAAAAATGATATGGGGAGAAGAAACCGCAGGAGGTTATAATTCTGAAAGTCAAGAAAATAATTATGATGTAAAAAAAGCACAAGAACTTTATAATGAAGCTGGAAAATATCTTCTCAATGAAGCACAAAAGATTTGTAAAATAGATAAAATCATAATTCCCGTTGGTAATGATTTTTTTAATTCAGATAATAGTATTCCATTTCCTATTACAACAAAAGGCACACCTCAACAAGAAGATATGAGATGGCAAAAATTATTTAGACAAGGTAGAATATTACTTGCACATGATTTAATGATAATGAAGAAATTAAATCCGAATGCTGTTATTGGTGTGCCAGTTATTCCTGGTAATCATGATTTTCAAAAAAGTTTTTATTTAGGTGATGCTTTAGAATGTATGTTTTTAAATGACCCACAAGTTGTTATTGATAATAGTCCAAACCCACATAAATATTGGCATTATGGTAACACTTTAATCGGATTTACTCACGAAGCAAAAAGTTTAAATAGATTAGGAACTACAATGCAAGAAGAAATTCCTGAAATGTGGTTTAAATCTAAATATCGTGAATGGCATTTAGGACATATTCATCATTCAAAGAAAGTTGAATTACTTACGGAAGAAGACAGACAAAGTATTACATTTAGATGGATGAGGACTTTAATGCCTTATGATGCTTGGGAAAATACGGAAAATTACAAATCTCAAAAAGGTGCTGAAGCTTTCATTTGGTCAAAAGACAAAGGATTATATCACATGATTCCTTTTAATATATAAAAAATTAAAACTTAATTATAATATATAATATATTACTTTTGAGATTCGCCCCTCAAAATTTTAATTACCATCTTTTTAATTTCATGCTAACAAAAACCTCAGAAATTCTTCTGGGGTTTTTTTATATTAATTTGAAATATATTTCTTTTGGAAAATATACCTTTTCACTTTTTGAAATTTTCATGGATATAAGATTTTAATATGGTTAGGAATTTTCTAAAAAATTAAAGCTTAAAATATTATGGCATTTTTTACAGATGAAGAAAGAAAAGAATCTTTTTCAATAATATATCCTTTTTTTTACTTTTGAAGGATTAATGGATTTATCAACAGGAATAAATATTAGTTGTAATTTTCCCAATTATAATACAAAAGATATTATTAATAAATATCCTGATAAATATACATAAAATGTTTCATTATATGGTGGACTTTAAATATTCATACAAAATTGAATGGATTTCCTGGTTTAGATACAATTAATTTTAATATAAAATGATAGAAAATTTTTTAAATGAAGTTTCGGAATATTATCCAATAGATTCGAAAGAAAAATTTTATAACTTATATGAAAAAGGAATTTTTGGTAATAAATTAAGAAGTTGGAAAACTCTGGATGAATTTAAAAATAAATTCGAAATTCATAAAATGAATCAAAGTGTTCTACCAAAATCAGTTTCACTTCGTTCAATGCAACAAAACACTGGATTATATACAAAATATAATGTTAAGGTAAACAATATTGAAAAAAATATTGAAGAATTAATTTCATTAGGTTCAAAACGTGAATGGATTCGAATTAATGAATCTGCTCCTGATGAATTTTTATTAATTCAAGGTGAATTTGGACATTTTGAATATAATGGAAATAAAAAACCTGAATATGAATTAACTTATAATACACGAAAAGGAAAAATGAGAGATTGTATGATATATGCAAAAACTGTTAAAGGAATACAAGCTCGACAAATTATGGAACAATATTTAAATATTTGGTCATTTACTGATATTATGGAATTAATTGATTTATATCCTAATCATGTAATTGAATTTTCAACATATAAATATAATTTAGGAACTTGCCCTAATCGTAATACAATAATTTGGGAAGTTCGTCAATATTAATAAATTAAAAATGAAAACAAAAATAAATATCAGAATTTTTTTAATTCCAATATTATTTGGATTATTAATTTTAATGAATATTATAACTTTTCTTTATTATAAAGAAATAAACAAAAAAGTTAATAACATAATTGAAAATCAAATTATTTTACAAAATAATCAAAATCTTATTGAAAAACAATTTAAACTTCAAATGAAAGCTGATTTAATAATTGGTCAAAATATAGATAGTTTAAATTTAATAATAAAAGGAAATCATGACAAATGAAAATAATGATGGAAATACTACGTATGACCATAAATGTCGAATTTTAATTGATGCTGAAAATAATTCATGTTATATCAAACAAAGTGAGCATAAAATAATGAATTTTGATATGAGTTCAAGTAATATTCATAAAAAATTTAAAGAAGGATTTGAATATTTAGGATTTGGAAATTATATTTCAGTTAAAGATAGAAAAACTGGACAAGTTTCACCTTTAAATGGAAATGCAAATTTCTTTAAAAGAAAATAATGAATATTAAAAATCTCGAAATTTTTAAAATATATCAAACAAATTTATCAAAAATAAGATATGGTATTAATAAAGATGGTGGATATGTTATTCTTGATAATTTAAAATATGATTGTTTTATTTCTTGTGGAATTGGAGATGAGGTTTCATTTGAACATGATTTTATAAAAAATAATTCAAATATTCCTATTTATTTTTTTGATGAAGTTGAATCAGAAATTTTACCTATTACTTTAATACATATAAATGGTAAAAATAATTTATCAAAATATATTGATAAATATAATAATATTTTTATTAAAATGGATATTGAAGGAGATGAAAATTCTTGGATTGAATCTTTATCGGAAATACAATTAAATAAAATTTCACAAATTATTATTGAATTTCATAGTTTTTCAACAGCAACTTTTAAAGCAATTTCAAAATTATTAAAAACACATTATTTTGTACATATTCATGGAAATAATTGGGGCAAAATTTTGGAAATAAAAATTGAAAATATTGAAGAAGAAAATATCGAAGAAGAAAATGTCGAAGAAGAAAATGTCGAAGAAGAAAATGTCGAAGAAGAAAAATTATTAATTATGCCTCAAATTTTTGAATGTACATTTATAAGAAAAACTGAAATTAAAGGAAATGTCAAAGGAAATAAAGAAAAATTACCATCAAAATTTGATTATCCTAATAATTCAAATCAACCTGATATTGATTTAAATTTTTACCCATTCGTTTCAATATAATTATAAAAAATGAGAAATAAAAAAAATCCTGAATATCCTGAATTTCACACAGAAAAATTTTCTGATGGTTGGAAAAAATATGTTAAAGAAACTAAAAAAGCTGAAAGTGAAGGATTAAAATTAAAAATTCATGGGCAAAACGAAATAATTAAAAAACAAAAAAATTTAATTGAATTGTATATTAAACAAATGGATAAATATCGCGAAACAATTAGAGAACAAGAAATTTTAATTATTAATTGTGCTAAATGTAAATTTCAAATTAAACGTGAAATTAAATTAAAATTAGAAATACCTGAAGTTGATAATTTTATTTCTGATAAAAAAGATAATTTAAAATTTTTCAATAAACTTGGAGGATTTATTGAAACAGATTTACAGGAAATAGCTATAAAATGGTGGTGGGATTTACAAAATGCAACAAGAACTTTGTATGTGAGAATGTATTGTAAAGATGTTGATTATGCTTCACCTGCAAAAGTTTTGGAAATATATAAAATAATAAATTTGAATCAAAATCAAAAATAATATGGAAAATTTAAATTTTATAGTAAATATCGACAATTGTTTTGAAACTGAAAATCCTTTAGAAAAACCACAATGGTTAAGTTATTCTCAATTTAAAATATTAAAATCAAAATTTTCTTCTAAAGAAAAAATTATTGTTAAATTTGAAACTTCTGAACAAATTGAATATAATGTTTTATATGCCCAAAGTTTAGATAATTTTATTAAATTAAACAGTCAAAATATTCAAATAAATTTAGAAACATTAGAAATTTTTAATGGAAATTTTAATTCAGAAATTAGAGATACTTTGTTTGCCGAAAAAGAAAAATTAAAGCAATTTAATAATTTAAATGACCAAGAAATTTGGTTTGCAAATTTACGTCATATTATACATATATTTTTTAATAGTATTAACAATGGTTCTCCAAAATTAATTAATCAAATAATAATAACAAAATTTAATTTTTATTTAAATAGTTATATTATTAAAGAAATTAAATCTGAAGAAAATACGTCAAAAGAAATTTTACAACAAATTGTAAAAATTGAAAATTTATACAAATTTCCAATGAATCAAATTTATATAACATATAATAAAGATACATTTGAAGATTATAATGAAAAATATTTAAAATGAAAAAAATTTACCAAACAATAGTTGATAAAAATGAAGGTAATTGTATGCAAGCAACAATTGCTTCATTATTAGATAAAACTTTGGATGAAATTCCAGAATTGAGAGAAAAATACACTGAACAAAATTGGTTTCATTCTATGTTTGAATTTCTTGATAATTGTGGATATAAATTAGAAGGAACTTGGTATAATAAAAAATTAATGTTATTATTAAATGATATTAAAGAATCTGATAAGGAATTTAATTTTGAAAATCAATTTGATTTAGTTAAAGATTTACCAGGGGTTAATGGATATTTTTTCGCAACAGTTTTTTCTCCAATATATCATGATTTTACCAATATTAAAAATCCACAAGTAAAACATGCAGTTATTATTGATAAATACTTTAATATTGTTCATGACCCAAATCCATTAAATAAAGGAATTCAATCATATCCATTTCATGATTTAATTGGTTATAATGGTGTTTGTGATATTTTATTAATTTCGAAAAAAATTCAAAAATATTCTTTTATTAAAAAAGAATTTTTTGGATATTCATTATTATTTTATTGGGAAGATAATAATGGAATTGAAACTATTGAAAGATTTGAAAATTTTGTTTCAAAAGACTCAGCAAATAGAAAAATATTTCAAGTTAATGATGAAGCTCAAGCAATTAAAATTATCAATAATAAAAAAGAATTAAAAACTTATATATGATTGAAATATCAGAAAATACAAAAATTTGGAAAAGTTTTAATTTATTTCATAAAGAAACAAATAAACCTGAAATAATAACAATTAGTTATGAAGATACTGAATCAGGAGATTTAATTGATTATTGTTTTTATTCGAAAAATATTATTTATTTAGAAACTTTAGGTAAATTTTTTCTTCAAAATAGAAAAATTTCAATTATCGATTTTTGTTATACAAAAGAAAATTCATTATTTAAATTTAATGATTTGTATGAAAAAGCTGAATGTTTTAGAAATCAAAGAAAAATTTCAAGAACTCAATTTTTAAATGAATTAATATTTATTCTTGACCAAATTAAGACAAATGATTTAGTTATTACTGAAATTATAATGAAAAATAAACTTAAAAATCCTAAAATTATTTTTAATGCTTATTGGGGAAATTTAGATAAATTAATATTAATCAATACATTAGAAATGCAAAAAATTAAATCAGAATAATTATGGAAGAATTAAAATCACAATTATATTCAAATATTCAAAAAGAATATAATGGAAAATGTTTCTTAGTTTTTTGGAAAAATCCTAATGGAGTTATTAATATTAATGAAATATTAAAATTCGAAAAACTTGATGAAAAAAATATAATAACTGAAGTTGAATCAGAAGCAAAAGCTTGGGAATTTGTTAATAATATGGAATTATTAAAATCAAGAATTGATATAATAGAAAAAGAAAAAAGAAAAAATTCAAATAAACGATTATTAATATTATCTGGTAAAACTATTAATAAAATATTAAAAGCTTTTGAATTATGTTGTGAATTATTAACAAAAACAAAACAATTTGAAATATTTGAAGAAAATGTAATTCAATTTGAATGTGAACATTATACAACAAAACCAAAAACATTCGTATTAATTGATAATAGAGATTATATTAGTGATTCACGTTATACATTAACTATTGATGGATTTTTAACAATTTTTTTAAATACCGAACAATATGTAAGATTAAGAAGTTTTGGGAAAAATCATTTTGAGTGGTTACAAGATATTGAAAATAATGAAACAGGAACTTTAGAATTTGTTCGGTCAGTTAATGAAATTAACAAAAATAAATAAGCCCCTCGCCGTTGGCTCGGGAAAAATCAGATAAAATTTGATAAAATCGGATAAAATTTGATAAAATCAGATAAAATTTGATAAAATCAGATAAAATCAGATAAAATCAGATAAAATTTGATAAAATTTGATAAAATCAAATCAAAAATAATTCTTAATAATTCTTAATAATTTTTAATAATTTAAAATAATTTCGAAATGCTTTCAAATACAATAAACAATTCAGAAAAGGAATCTAAATTTCCAAAAACTGTCAGTTGCGAAACTGATGAATTAATTTATTCAGCATGTTTAATTAAAATAAAACAATGTTTATCTTCAGATGATTTGTATTATGGTACATATATTGATGGTGAAATACAATATGATAAATGTCATATTATTGGAAAAATGTTTGCATTTGATTATGCAAATGATATAATTTATTTCAAAACTATTGAAGTAAAAATATCTAAAAGAGAATCAGCTAATTTGCGAAAAATACTTGCAAAACAACAAGATTTAATTTCAGATTTAAAAGCAAATCCTGAATTAATTAATGTTTTGGAATTATTAATTGAAAATGAACCAAATCCAACTTATATTTCTCGTTTTAAATTAGGTGAAAAATGAAAGAAGATTTAATAAAAGCATTTAAAATTGAATTAGAAAATGCTCCAGCTCATTTTGATTTAGGAAAAGATTCATTAGGAAATGTGTATATTGGACAATTTAGGTTTAATGAAAATGATAAAGAAATATCATATAAAAATATTAAATTTGAATTAGATTCAAATAAAACACATTTACTTAATGATTTAGTTAATAAAATCAAATTTCGTAATAATAAAAGATTATCAAATCCTGAATATGCTGAAATATTATCAATAATTGAAAGAAAAAAATTCAATTGAAACTGTTTTTAGAAATATTACAAATCAACAAATTTTAATAATTACTAAAGAATTTGAAGATATTAAATTTTCTGTTAAAGAACATAATGGAAATTTTTCAGATATAGTTTTACATCCAAATGATATTAAAAAAATAATTCAAACTTTAAATGTTTTAATAAAATGAGAAAAGATGAAGAATTAGACCATATTTGGTTTATTGCAGATACCCATTTTTTACATGAAAAGATTTTTGAATTTTTTCCTGCAAGAATTCAACAAGCATTAGAAGATAGTATTGGTAAAGATTTTGTTAATCATGACCAATGGTTAATTAATAGAATTAATTCAAAAGTAGGTAAAAAAGATACTATTTATTTTTTGGGTGATGTTTCACTTGGGTCAAAAATAAAAACAGAAGCTTTACTTGATACTATTGATGGACGAAAAATATTAATTGCTGGAAATCATGATAAAAATCTTTTACATTCAACTCGTTTTCAAGAAATAAAACAAATTAAAAATTTCACATTTAATTCAGAAAATATTCCGAATTTACATATAGTTTTATGTCATTATCCGATTTCAGTTTGGGAAAGAAAAGAACATAATTCATTACATTTACATGGACATACCCACGGGAGGTCTTCAGCCCTTCATAAAGAAATTGTAAATAATATAAATTCTTGGGATGTTGGTGTTGATGTGAATAATTATTATCCAATTAGTTTAAAAGAAGTTTTGGAAAAATTGAAATATAAACATATTCAAAAAATAAAAGAAAATGAATTAATTAAACAAATTAATAAAAATACTCCAATTAAACTTAATTTAGTTGGAAAAAATGGATATGGTGAATTTAAAGATAAATTTAAATTTTGTGAATTTACAGAAAAACTTGATACAAAATGTTTTATTGAAGCAAATAATTTAAAATCTGAATCTAAAAAAGTATAATTATGGAAAAATATGAAAATTTAAATGAAAAAAATTGTATTCGAACTCATACTGGAATTTATTTCAATGTTTTTGAACCAACCTTAGAAATGATTGATATTAAAGATATTGCACATGCTTTAAGTATGATTCCAAGATTTGGAGGGCATTTTCCATTACCTTATTCAGTTGCACAACATTCTGTATCTGTTGCGAATTTATTAGATAGAAAAAATGCTTTTACAGGTTTAATGCACGATGCTTCAGAAGCATATTTATTAGATATTCCAGCACCAATAAAACATAATATTCCAGAGTATCAAAAAGCTGAAATAAAAATAATGCAATTGATTGCTAAAAAATATAAATTTCAATTTCCTTTTATTAATGAAATACATGAAGTTGATAAAAAATTATTAAAAAGTGAATGGAATTTTTTTGTAAATTATAATAAACAAGATAAAAGTTATTTTAAATGTTGGAAGCAAGAATATGCTGAAAAAAGATTTTTACATGAATTTTATAAATTACAAGAAATACCAATATATTTAACAAAAAAGAAATCAATGATAAATCATAACCCACTTGGTTTGGCACCTGGTGATGAAGTTATATTGGATGAAAAATTTAGAAATGGTTCAATAGTTATAATTGAAAGTATAACTTTAATGGGATTATTTTCAAATATTTATTCAAAAGAAGTTTTTGAAAGAGATAATAGAAAATCTACTTGGGAAGTAATGACAAATCGTTTAACAAAAATAAAATCAGAATAATGAAAAAAATTAATATTTGTGATGAATTAATAATGAAAATTATTAATCAAGTAATTAATGAAATAACTGATATAAAAAATATAAAAGAAACAAATCTTAATACTTCTAAATGGATTATAAATGACCTTTTTCATATTTATTATAAAGGTTCATTAATTATTTATAAAAATTTGGAATTTAAAATTTCAGACAAATCAATGGCACAACTTCAAAATTTAATTTTAAATAAAATTGAAAAATTAAATTTACAATCAGTTATTGAACAATATGATAAAGAACTTCCAGATTTTCATGAACTTTTAAATATAATTACAAAAGAAAAAAGTTTTAAAGAAGATTGTCAAGAAATTTGTACTTTACATGATTTAATACAAAAAAGATTGTCAACTAATTCCCAATATGTCCAACCAAAATTTGATAAACAAAATCTTCAAAATCCAAAAAATATAACAATTTTAGATAAATATTTAGAATCAACTGAAATTTGGATTTGGTGGAATGGTTTAGGATTTGAAAATCAGGAAGAATTGATAAATAAATATTTTAAATTTCCAAATAAAGAGAAAAATTTTGATTATGAAAATATTTATTGTATTTATGTTTTAGAAAAAGAAAATCAACGTAAAAATACTGAATATAAAAATATTTGTGAATGGTGGGGAAATTTATCAGAAAATGAAAAACAAAAATTGTGTAAAAAATATTATTCTGATAATAATATTAATATTTCAATGACTTATTCTCAAATTTGGACAATTCAAGCAAAAGAATCATGTGAAAATAATATTTTACCTTCAACTTGTGGAAGAGAAAATAATTGTATTAATTGTGAAAGATATAAACCAAGTATAAAAGAAAAAATAAAATTTGCAGACGTTGATACAATAATATGGTGGGAAAATTTAATTAATTCTGAAAAATTTAAATATCGTGAAAATTTTTATTATGGTATTGAAAAAATTCAAATTGAAAGAAAATACAAATTAAAATGAAAATAATATTATTCAAAAGATTAAATTTAAAAACAGAAATTGAAATAAATTTCAATTTCAAAGTAAGAAAATTCAAATATTTATATGCAAATTTACCTAATTGGGCTGATGATGTTTGTATTAAAACTCCTGGTTCAGATTCAGGAACTTTACATAAGATTACTGAAATTCAATTAGGTTATTATAAAAATTCCCAAATAACTTTAGTTAATTTACATAATCCAAAATCAGCTGAAATTGTTTATTTAAAACCAAGAACGAAAGTTTTAAAATTTGGTAATGAGAAAAAACGCGTTAATACAACAAATAGATATTGTCAAATAAAATGTTATTATTAAAATATAAAATATGCAAAGTTTAATTAGAAAATATTATTCTCAAATAACTAATAGACAATTATTGCTTAATGATAGGAATTTAGATTTACCAATAATTGCAAAAACTTCATTACAAAATGAAATTAATATAATAACTGAATTTGTTACAGATTTAGAAAATTTAATAAAAACCGAATATTTATTTTTTGTTCATAATTCACAAAAACAATTTTTTGAAAAATATGATTTAATTTTAGTTGAAGAAGAACAAAAAGGTACAGAATTAATTCCAAAACCTTATTATGCTGTTATTAATAGATTAGTTGGAACAGATAAATTATCTATTAGTGTTGGAGGGAAAACTTGGACAATTTCTAAATATTGGGCTAAAAATATGGAATTACTTATTTGTAAAGATGAAGGAGTTTATAGAAATTTTGATTCAATTGGATATAGTCCAAAACAAAAATGTATAATTGGTTGGAGTTTTTTTGATAGTTGTTCAAATTCTGAATTAAAAAAAATTGTTGGAATTTATCCAAAATCTTTTACAGGTTATCCAATGATTTGTAAATCATTTGCAGAAGAATGGTGTGTAAAACAAATGAATAAAATTGAATTAACTAATTCTGAATTAGATATATTTATCATAAAACAACAGAAATAATTTTCTGCCCATAATTATTGAAATTTTCGGATATATAAATTAATAAATTAATAAATAAAAATAATATGAATACAAAAATAAAAGAAATTTGGATTAGTTTAGATTTAGCTTTGGTTTCATTATTAATATTATCAATAATTTTATATTTTCAAAAATGATGGGATTTATTAATTTTTTTATAATTGTAAGTTTTTGCCTTATAAGTATTGATTTATATGAAAAAAGATATAAAATTCGAAAAGGTCCAAATCCAGTTTTAACAGGAAAATATGCTTTTACTTTATGGCAAATAATAAAAATGTTTATTTGTGGTTGGTTAGCTCATTATATTTTTGTTTTATTATTGGATTTTATTATTAAGTATTACTAATGGGAAATGATGAAAACAAAGAAATATCAAATCCGTATTTAACAGCTGAAGAAAAAGTATTAATATTACGAAATAATACTTTAATTGGACAGAAAAAAAATTATATTCCTAATATTGGTGATTTTCTTGCGGAAAATTTTAATAAAATTGATGGATTTGATTATAGATGGAGTTCATTAATAACCTCATCACCATTATTATTTGAAGATGTTGATTATATTAGAACTAAACAATTTATAATAAATGAAATAACTCCGGAAGAAATACAAGCTTATAAAGAAGGTAAATTACGTGAATTATATGCAACATTTGAAAATATGTTAGTTTGTAATTTACAATATTATGATAGAATTATGAATTTTTGTACAATGGTATTTTTACATTATATACGATTGTCAGAAGATTCAATAACATCAGAATATTTAGATGAAATATCTTATGTATTAGAAATGACACCAACACAAATTTGGTGTTGTGCTTTATGTGGCGTAAATAGTACAGAATGGGAATTAAATTATGGTTGGACTTTTAATGGAATTAAACCAATTAAATTATATAAAAATTTACTTACTGGTGAAAAAAGTTTATTAGAAATAAATTGGAATATTTTATATCAAAATAAAATATTTTCTAAATTTGTTGAATATTCATCTTTAAGAACAAATACTTTAGGATTTAGACAAACTTTTTTAGTTGATAAAACATCAAATAGAAAATTATCTTATGTTTGTGCTAAATTTACTAAAACTTCTGTAGCAATTTCTGATGAACAATTATATTCATTAAATGAATATATTGCGGAATATGAAAATTTAAATCAAAAATTATATACAAGTTTATTTGAATGTTTGAAAAAAATATTTAATAATGATGAAACACAATTTGCTATTTATATTTATACTGATGAATTTTATATTCATACAGCAAAATTCTCAATGAGAGTTCGAAAAGATAATGGTAAAATTTCAAAAGATTATTTATCAAATAGTTATGAATGTTTCGCAGCTGAAGAATATTTATTTGATTCAGTTAAAACTCAAATTGAATGGGTAAAATATAAATTACCAACACAATTTGAATATGATAAACAAATATTAATTAGTTTATTAAAAGAAATGTTGAAAACTAATTATAAACAAATTATGTGTATTCGTAGAATGAATAATTATGGAGTTTTATCCAAAATAACATTTTCAGGAATATTCCACATGGTATATATTCAAGAAGAATTAATGTTTAATAATCGGTCAATTAAAACTTCTAAAATTTGTTTATCAAAAGAAAATACTGCAGAATATGTAATTAATCGTGGATATTATTTATTTGGACTTGAAGAAGATGTTTATAAAATATCAATAGAAGAAAAATTATCAAGACAAGTACTTATTAATCATTATTCAAATTATTGTATACCAATTTTGCAACACATGCAAGAAGTTATAACATTACATAATATGTCAAAAAATGATATTATTGATGTTGTATGTTCAGGATTACTAAATCCAAATAAGATAAATAATGAAAATATTATGTATACAAATATTAAAGGTATTAATGATAATAAAACAGGTAAAAAATTATTACAAAATGCTTTAGATAAACAAAATAAAAATGCTGGTGGAATTAAGAAAAATTATTGGAAAGTAACAACGGGAAATTAAAATGGAAAATGCAATTTTAAAATGGTCTTCTGAAGTTAAATTAGAAGATATTCAATTAGATAGAGAAATTGAAATTTCTCAAAAACAATATAATATTGTAAATACTAAATGTTCTGGTTTAGTATTTCATCGAAGTGAATTAGGTAAAAAATTTTTTATTAAACTTTGTTGGGAAAAATACAAAAAAGAAGTTTTTAATATACTTAAAGAAAATGAATAGAGAAGAAAAACAATTTAATGATTTAATTTATCAATATTATGGACAAAAAGATATGTTTGATAAAATAAAACATAATTTTTGGGCTGTTAGAACAAAATTATTAATACATGATAGTTTTAGAAATTCTTTTATAAAAAAACAATTTGAAATGTGTACAACTGTTATTAATATAGCAAATCACACTTCCTTAGAATCATTAAGGCAATTTTCAATAAGAAAAGATAAAACAGAAACTTTTGAATATTCAATTAATTTTGGGTACCAAGAACCAATTAAAATAAATTTACAATCTGCAGATGTATTTGATGCAGATTTAATTAAAAAACAAATTTTATTAACAATATAAATGGCTAATTTAACAACAAAATATAAAAATAGTCGTGATATGTTATTTGATAATCTTGTTTATAAAACATATAAACATTTACCTGAAAAGGAATTTTTTGAAATTAGAAATAAATATCTTAGATGTCGCGATTTATTTTTTAATCAATTTTTTAATGATAGACTTACAACTTATAAATATCAATTTGAAATTTGTACAATTATAATAACTATTGTTCAAGATTCAATTGATGATAAATTAAATACTGATTCTGAAACAGAATTTGAATATTCAATTTTTACTAAATATAAAATACCAATAATTACAAATATTAAAAAACAAAATAATGCTAATGAAAAACTTTGAAAGACAATATGCAGATAGTTTGCATAATTTACTCAAATTCGGTAAAAGAAAAAATAATCGTACAGGAATTACAACATTATCAATTCAACATCAATATTTTTATGTTCATCAACCTGCATTAGATTTTCCAATTTTAAAAGGTAAAAAAGTTTATCCAAAACTTGCATTAAAAGAAATGATGTGGATGTTAAATGGAAAAGATAATGTTAAATGGTTGAAAGATAGAGGAGTTAATTATTGGGATAATTGGGCTGATGAAAAAGGTTCAATTGGTAAAAGCTATGGTTATCAATTTAGACGTTGGGTAGATAATTCAAAATATAAAGGAACTGACCAAACAACATTATTAATACAAGAAATGTTAAATAATCCAGATTCAAGAAGATTAATAATAAATTTATGGAATGTTCAAGATTTGGAAGAAATGAGATTACCTCCATGTGTTTATAATTATCAATTTGCAATAAATAAATTGAGAATTAATACATACGAAATAGATTTACATGTTTTATCTCGTTCAGAAGATTCATTTTTAGGTATGCCTTATGATATTATGGGAGCTTCTTGGTTATTGAAAATTTTTACAACATATTTATCTATGGAAACAGGAAATAATTATGTTTGTGGAAATATACATTATACCGCAAATGATTATCATATTTATGAAAATCATATTTCACAAGCTTATGAATATTTAAGTAATATAACTAAAAATAAAGATGGAATAATTGATGGAATTGCAAATATTAAAATAGAAATTCCTGAAGATTATAAACTTGAAAATAAGGAACTTAATGAAAGATTTGATAAAACTTTAAAATTTTGGGATGAACGAAATTATTGTGATTTTAAAATAGAAAAAAATTATAAAGAAGTTTATGGTAAAATAGAAGCTAAAGTTGCTGTGTAATTTGAAGTGATTAATCAAATATATACAAAAGTTAGTTTTTATTAGTTTCGAAACCAAAAAATATTTAATAAAGGTGTCACATTCCAGCCCTTTACAAGACCAACAGCGTGGAGCTATTAAATATTTTTTTATTTAAAAATAATGGGGAATACAAATAAAAAAGTTACATTAACAATGAGTTTTGAAATAACTCAAAATGAAGCAGAAACTCAAGATTTTAAAGAATTCAAAAATTTAATAGAATCTGGACAAATGCAAAAAGAAATGAAAAGAACTGTTCCTGGAAATAATAGAGATATATTTAAACCTAAAAAAATTAAAGCAACAATAACAATCAAATAAATTTATGTTACATATAGGTGGTGATTATCAAAAAAGAATAATTGACAAAAAGAATTTAATACCGAAAAATGAACCGGTTTTTTTATTAAGAGGTAAAGATAAATTAGCTCCAGCATTACTTTTAGAATGGGCTAAACAAATAAGATTATTAGGAGGAGACCCAGAAGTTGCAGAATTAGTTGAAGCTCAAGCACAAAATATGCTTGATTGGCAAAGAAGAGTTTTAAGAACTCATGGTAAATTACCTGATATGCCAGATGAAATTAATGATAAAATTTCAAATATTGTTGAAATTGAAATTACAGAAAAAAGTAATGAAATAATTATATCAAATATTGAAGAATTGTCAATTGCTTTTGGAGAAGATAAATTAATTCAAATTGGTAAAATTTTAACTAAAATAAAATAAAATGATAAAAACAACAATAATTGAAACAAATAAATTTGTTGATATAAATAATGAATTAAGTAATAATGAATATTTAAAAACAATAAAATTATTTGGAATTAAACTTTATCAATATTATTATAAATTAGATGTTACATTACCTGATAGAAGTGGAAATATTGTAAAAGGATTTCAAAATGAACAAAATACTGAAGAATCTTAATTATGAAATTACTTGAACAACATGAATTTTTACAAAAAATGAAACTTGATAAAAAAATGTTTCATTATAAAGAAGTTTGGACATGGACTGATACAAAAATTCGTTGGATATATAAAGAATATAATCCAAGAGAAAATATTGTTGTTGGTTATATGTTAATTAGGGTTAGAGGTGAAGGATTTTATCTTTGTAATTTTGAAAAACGAAATATTCAAGAATTTTATTATGGAATTGAATATTTTAAAGTTACTGATAAAGAAATTGTTGATGCTTTGTTCAATTTAAGAGAATTTGTTGCTATTGATTTTGGAAACACTTCACAATTTTATGAAGATAAGGATATAGATAATTATATAATAAAATTTTTACAAGAAAATAATATTCAAATATAATGAGTGAATGTTTATATTGTGGACAGAAAAATCCCAAAAAATTAAATGGATATTGTATTAAATATAGTTGTGAAAATCGTAGAAAACAAGATATTGAAAGTCAACAACAATATAAACAAACAGGATTTGATTTAGATAAAATTCATGAACAAAATTTAAAATATAATAAAAAGTTTCAAAATAAATAATTTTAAATAATTATAAATGACTAAAATCGCACATTATGCGGACATACAAGTTAAGAACCGTGAAAAACCATTATATAATGTTTACAGAAATACTCTGAAACAAATAGAATTTCATATTGAACAAACTGAAGTTGAAATCGCAGTACTTGCAGGAGATTTCTTTGAATATGATATTCCAAATGATTCTGAAAGAAAATTAATCAATAATCATTTAGCACATTTATTGAATATTAAAACATTAAAAGAAATTGTTTTAATCGCTGGTAATCACGACTTAACTAAAGACAAAAAACAAATTGATACTCTAATTGGTTTCAATCCAATTAGTATTTTCAATGATATGATGAATACTTTAGATAAGAAAAAAGCTGAAAAAATAATTTATATTAAAGAATCAAAAATTTATCAATCAAAAGTTGATGAAAAAATTAATTATATTGGATATAGTTTAGAAGATGGATGTAATCCAGATTTAAGTTTAATAAATCCAGATAAAATAAATATTTGTATTTTTCATGCAATGATTCGCGAATATGTTGATTTACGAAAATTACCCGTAAGAAAAGATATTTTGAATTCTTTATTTAGTTTGGAACAATTTCCAGCAAATTCATTAATTCTTGCAGGGGATATACATGAAAATTTAAAATTTGATGGATTAAATGACCAAATATTTTACTATCCAGGTTCAACCACGCAACATACACATAATGAAGGCTCTTTTTATAAAATATCAGATGATATTGAAATAAAAATTGGTGAAACTAAATCAATAAAAATATTTTCTTTTGATGAACAAGAATTTGGAACACAAGATATTGAATTAGAAAATCCAATTATTTATAATACAATTTCATTAGATTTTCGTATTCCATATCCAATAATAAAAGGACATCTTGAAAATTTGGAATTAACTTATGGTACATTACAAACATATATTAAAGTTAAATCTTCAAATATTTTTGTTCAAAAAGAAGCTGAAATTTTTAAAACACTTAGTGATAAAAATGTTAAAGATAAAGTAACAATTTATTTTGAATATGATAAATTTGTTCAAAATTCTATAAGTTCAGAAAATAAAATTATTAATGAAATTATTGAAGAGAAGAAAAATTCAGTAACAATTCAAAATCCTGAACAAGAATCTACTGATTTAGTAATAAATCAAGATAATATTGATGAATTAATTTTAAATCAAGAACAATTAAATAAATTATTTACTTCAGTTCTTGATGAAATGTTAATTTCAACTAAAAGTGAATTTGATGATTTAACTTTAGATGAAATTAAAATAGATATAATAGGATTATTTGAAAAAGAATTAAATTCAACTACAGCTTTAACAACCAAAAGATATAAAACAATTTTTAAATCAATAAAAACTAATTGTTTTATGTCATTAGGTGAAAATCAAGTAAATCTTGATATTCCTGGAATTATTAGAATTTTAGGAACTAATGGTATTGGGAAAACAACATTATATAATATGATTCGTTGGGTTATAACTGGATTTGTATATGATGGAATGTCAAAAAATAATGTTGTTAAAAATAATTTAATTGTTTTTAATAAAAATCTTATTGATATTGATTATGTTAATGTTGAATTATTTGCTAATATAAATAATTTAAACATTTCTATGATTAGAACAGTTGTGAGGAAATGGAAAAATAATACAACTGATGAACAAAAAATGTCTTTAAATTGGAAAGATTATGTTGGAGGAATTGATAGAACATTTACATTAAATTTAACAACAGAATTAGGACAAGTTAAAACATATACTGGAGAACAAGCAGAAAAAAATGTTTTAATTTGGTTTGGACAAACAATTGAAAATATTTTGTTTTTAAATCAAACAAAAATTGAATTAATGTTAGGATTAAATTCAGATAAACTTAATGAATTAATACTTAATTTTATAGGTGTTGATTATTTAAATAAATTAGAAAGTAATCTTGATATTGTTAAAGGAGATTTATTAAATATTTCAAAACCAAAGAAAATTCGTGAAGATATTCAAAATGCTTTAATTGATAATAAAATCTTTTTAGAAAAAGCTGAAAAAACTTTGGAAGAAAAAGATATTGAATTAATTAAAACTCTTGAAGAAGAAAATATTGCAAAAACTTTAGTTAAAAAAATTAACACTGAATTACTTTCCATAGGTAATATTCCAGAATTAATGGAAAATAAACAACAAGAAATTAATTTAATTATTGAAAAAATTGAAAATTTTGGAGATATTGAAGAAAAAAAGAAATTAATCGAATTTGTAGAAATTAAACCAAAATTAAATGAATTATTAATATCTAATTTTGAAGAAAATATTAAATATAATGATAATTCTATTAATGATGAAATTGAAATTAAAACCGAATTTGAAAGAGAATTAAAAATACTTAATGAAGTTAAAATTCCTGAAATTATTTCAAATGCAAAAGAATTAATTAATTCTGATTTAAAAACATTAACTGAAGAATTTAATCAATTAATTAAAGATAAAAAAGATAAATATAATGAAATTCTTGTAATAATTGATTCAAAAGTTCAAGCACTTACAGATAAAAAAATAAAAACCGATGAAGAAATAAATGATTATAATACAAATATTGGAGTTTTAACAACAGAAATTTCAATATTAAAAATAAAATTTGAAGATATTAATAAAGAAATAATTTCAGGAGTTTGTGATAAATGTAAAAGACCTTTTGGAACAAAAGAATCTTGGGATATTCATTTAAAAGAACTTGAAGAAAATAAAATAAAAATAACTAAAGAAAAATCTGAAAAAGAAAAAGAAAAAGAAATTATTGATATTGAATACACAGCAAGAAAAACTTTATTATCAAAAATTACATCAGCTCAATTATTATTGAAATATGTAAGAGATTCAGCTTTACAAGAAAATAATACTTTATTTGAACATCCTTCTTTAGTAAAATCAGAAAATGTTCAATCAATTAAACCATTAATTGATGAAATTGAATTAAAAATTAATAAAAATCAAAAAGAACAAAAAGAATTTAACAAAAAATTATCTAATTTATATTATATTGAAAAAATACAATATAATAAATATGAAGAATGCAAAGAATTAATTAAAGAAAATAATGATAAAATATTTTGGGAAAGTATTGATTATATTATTATTGACCATAAAGCTTTAAATTTAAAAATTAAAGAATGTCAAGATAGAATTGATAAATATAATTCAAATATTCAAGATTCTAAAGATTTAATTAAATCACTTAATGATGAACATATAACAGCTTTAGAAAAATATCAAGAACTTTTTAATGCAAATATCTTAGCAAATAAAGAAATTCAAAAATATAATGATTCAATTGAATCATTTAAAAATGAAAAACTTAATTTAGAAAAAGATAAAATTCGTTTAGAAAAAGAATATTTACTTTTAGAAAATCAAACAGAAAATTATAATTCAATTAATTTAAAATTAAAAACAGCTGAAGAAAATGAAACATTAATAACAAAAAATGTTAATAATATAAAATCTGAACAAACACAACTTAAACTTAATATTGTTGAATTTAAAAATCAAAAAGAAAAAATAAATATTGAATATAAAGATTATTTGAAATATATTAAAAATAATTTAATTTGGAAAATTTATTCAAAATTAATTAAAAATAATTTCAAAGAAATTGTATTTGAATATTATCGTAATTTTTTAAACAATACATTAAATTATTTATTAGAAGATGTTAATTTCAAATTATTTTGGAATAAAGATTCTGAATTAATTCATCTTTCTTATAAAGATGGAAAATGTACTTTTCAACCTGTTCAACAATCTTCTGGAATGGAAACATGTTTTCTTGGATTAAGTTTAATTTATACTATGCACTTACTTAATGTAAAAAATACTGTTTCACATTTATTTATTGATGAAATTTCAGGTACTTTAAATTCGGGTAAAGAATTAACTTATGAAGCTAAAAATTATAAAGAATTATTAGTTATTTTATTATCTAAATTTAATGATAAAAGTGTTTTCATAATTGACCATAATATAGATAATTTATTTGAAACAACAACTTATGAAGTTAGACCAGAAGAATCTGGTTCTAAATATTTTCAATTATAACAAATAATACAAATTTTATATGGAACAAGAAAATAATAAAATGAATAATTTTAGAAATGAACTTGAAATTCTTATTAATAAATATTCATTAGAAAATGGAAGTAATACTCCTGATTTTATTTTGGCACATTTTTTAACTGATTGTTTAAAAGCATTTGATGGAGCTTCAGAAGCTAAACGTAAATATTATGGGCAAGCACAAGAAGGAACAATTTATCATGAATTACATAAAAAATTTATGGAACATATTCCAGAATCATTAAAATTAAATGAATGTGGAACAAATGATAATAATTTAGAAAAAATTGTCATAACAACAGGTATTCCTGCAGGTTGTGGATTTACTGGTCAAAGTCATTCAGTTTTTGTTGAAAAAATGACAACAAATATTGCTCCAATTGAATCAACTGATATTCCTGAAATTACAATGATTAAAAAAATTCCTGATGTAATTTGTCATGAATCAACAAATGAAATTTGTCAAACTTGTCCTGAAATAATAAATTGTACTGAATGTTTTCCAAATATTGAAAATTGTCAAGTAAAAAAATTTGAAGAATTAAATAAAATTGAAAATTCTTTTGAAAAAGATTCAATTTGTAAATTTTGTAAAAACAATCCATGTATTTGTGAAGATGATTTACCATTTTAGTTTTGAATGCTCATTTTATTATAAATTAATGGATATAAAAATTTAATAAGTAATTTAAAAATATTTTTATGGAAAATTCAGATAAAATTGAATTAACTAAACATAATCAAAGAAAAATTGAATTTGGTGTTGGTTGTCATACAATTAATAAACCAGGAATGATTGTTGGAGAAGGTTCAAAAATACCTATAGGTATTTATGGACAATGTATTGAATGTGGAAAAACTCATACAAATTATTCAAATTATTGTAATACGTGTACAGCAAAAAATTTTAATAATATAATTCTAAATAAATAATTATGATAACAATTGACAAAAAAACTGTTGTAATTGAATTTGGCAAAAATGGAATGGGAGCAGTATCTTTACAAAGTAAAAATACAAGTAATTATGGTGGAGATGATGGAAATATTTTAACTATTCGAGATTTAGAAGAAGCAGTTAAAATTGGTGAAAATCCTGAAAAAGATTCTCCTGATTTACCTAAAGTTGTTTTAACTTTTTATGACGAAAAATCTATTGATGTTGTAATTGAAAATTTAAAACGTATTAAACAAAATTTAAAATTTCCACAAGGAAGTTTTGCTTTAGCTTGTTAAAATTATGGAAGATATATTAACAATAATTCCAATTACAAAAAGACAACTTATTTTAGAAGAAGCTTATGATGTAATTGAAAATAATTTAGAATTAAATTCATTAGATGCAATATTTGATAATTCAGTAACTTTAAAAATGTTAGAAAATTATAGAAATAATGGTTTTGTTATTACTGAAAATAAAAATGTTTTTCTTGATTATTTTCCTGAATTAAAATGTCATGATTTTTTAGCTAAAGGTAAATCAGCACTTAAAGTTATAAATTATGCAATACAATATAATATAAATACTTTAGATAATAAAGCAACATTTGAATATGCTAACATAATGAAAAAATTAAATTTGTCAAATTATGTTACAAAATATTTAGATATATTAATTGTTGAAATTCCATTAAATGCAAGTGAATTTGTTGTTAATGTTAATAATGAAACAAAAGAATTTGAATTAGAATTTCGAATTGAAGAAGATTCAATGCCAAGATTTGTTCATTTAAAAACTGATAATGAATTACAAATAATTGGCAAATTTTCTGAATTATGGAAAAATAATCAAATTATTTGGGAAGATATTTTACAAAATAAAAATTATTTTTATAATGAATTTGGAGATTTTGTTAAAAAAGCAAAACTTAATTGTCAAGCATATTATCAAAAACATAAAAGTACTTTTGAAATTTCAGATAAATTTAAAACATTACCAGAAGATTTTTTATTATTAAAAATTGGAGAAAAATCAAATGTTTTTGATAGATTTATTGAATTTGAAAATGAAGGAATAATTAATGATAATGCCTAATCAAATTGTTAATGCACATTTTAATAAATATGATGTTTATATTGGAAGACCTTCAAAATGGGGTAATCCATATTCACATTTAAAAATTAAAGGAACAATTAAAGTTAAAACTCGAAAAGAAGCAATCCTTAAATATATTGAATATATTACAAAAGGTTCAGGAAAACCTTTGTTAAAAGATTTATCTGAACTTGAAGGAAAAATATTAGGATGTTGGTGTTATCCACAAAGATGTCATGGAGAAGTTTTAATCAAATTATTGGAATTAAAAAAACAAAATGAATTTAGAACAAATAATCAAACGAATAAAGACAATAAAAACAACAATTCAATTTGATAATGATAAAGAAATTGAAATAATTATTGATAATTATGATATGTTAAATCATCCTGGTTTAAATATTCAAACTATTAATACATTATTGGGTAGAATGATTGGAAATCCAATTGAAACTTATTGTGAAGAAAATCCAATTGAAACTGAAATGCAAAAAGCATTAAATTCAAGAGAATATAAATTATCAAGTTATACATTTGTTGATACTAAAGAAAATACTATAGGTATTTCATTATATGAAGTTAATTCAATGAAATCAAAATATTTTGAATATCAAACTTATGCAGATGCTTATGATGATTTAGAATTTTGTAAAAAGAAATTTAATTATTAATGAAAATAAAAATATTTTGGAAGTGGATAATTAGGTAAAACTGATTGTCCATTTTTATTTTAAATAATGGATATAATAATTAATAATAATTAATATTTACAAATTATGAGTGTTGATTTAGAAGTTAATGAAAGATTACGAAAAGCAAGAGCTTGTTTATCTAAAGCATATAATGAATTAAATATCGTTCTTAATGAAAATACTCAAGGACATGAAAATTTAACATCTCAACATCTTGAAGAAATTCAACAAGTTTCAATTGAATTAATCAAATTAAGAAAAAGAATATGAATGTTTTAGGAACTATTGAAAAATTAAATGAGAAATTAGTATTTTTACCAAAATTAGATATTGATATATTTTTTGACATTTGTAAACCAAATGAACAACATATAAAAGAAAATTCTTTATATTTTCTTGATTTGGAAAATATTTCTGATTTACAAGAAAATCAAATTATTTATTGTAAATTTATTTATCTTCCATTAGAATTTGTTAATGAAAATTGGAAATATGATGTTAAAATACAAATTCTTGATAAAAATGGACAAAAATATTTGAAAGAATGATAACCGAATTTAAAGAAGAATATTGTTGGTTAAGTAATTTTCATCCTTGTAAAATAATTCTTAATAATTTAGAATATCCTTCAGTTGAACATGCTTATCAATCTGCCAAATCAAATGATATTGAATGGAAAAAATATTGTCAAAATTCAAATAATTATGCTGGCAAAATTAAAATAAATTCAAAAAATATTATTAAACATAAAGATTGGGAAGACCATAAAATTACAATAATGTATTTATGTTTAATTCAAAAATTTGAACAAGAACCTTTTAAAACAAAATTAATTCAAACTAAACATGAAAGAATTAAAGAAGGAAATAATTGGGGAGATAAATTTTGGGGAATTGATATTAAAACAAGTAGAGGTGAAAATGTTTTGGGTAGATTAATAGAAAAAATTCGAACAAAACTAATACAAGAAAAAAATGGAAAATCAAAAAATACAACAAAAGAAAAATTCAGTATTTCTGAATAAATCTTTAAATAAATATTATTTAACTGATTTAAAACTTCGTAAATTATGTGAATATAAATTTAATTTATTAAATAAAATTCAAATAATTTATAACCAAAATGAATTTAAACTTATTTATCCAGATAATTTTGATAAAATGTTAGAATATTTTGATAAATTAATTTCAAATCGTAAACAATTTTTATTAGAAAAATATATAAATTTGAATTAATTATGATTAAAAAATTTATTAAATGGTTTTTAAAACCAGGAAAACAATATTCTTTTACTTTGCCTCATATATTTTATTATGGATGTAATGATTATCATTGGATAAGATTTTATAAATATACTGGGCTAAGTTTTCTTTATGGAACAACAGTTAATTTTGAAAGTTTTTTTACAATTACTTTTGATAAAAATAAAATTTTAATTGAAAAAAATTAATTATGAATTGTATAATAATAACATGTATAAAATGTATTAAAAGTTACGAACTTTATAAACAAGAACAATGTGATAATTGTTCAAAATTTGAATGGATAATATTTAAAACTGAAGAACTTTGTAATGAAGAATACAAAAAACAATTTCCTGAGCAATTTAATGAAAAAGGAATTTATAAAGAAAATTTACCAAAATGTAATAAACCATTAGAAAATTGTCAAAAATTTTCAAATCATGGATTTAGTGCTTGTCCAGTTTGTCAAGAATATTATTAATATTAAATAAATTATGGAAAAAACAAAAAATCAATATTTAGCTGAAAAAATAGTTGAATATTATAAATCAATTAGTTTTGAAAAATATAAAGATACTGAAATAGGATTAATTGAAGTTTTAGATTCATATAGTAAACAATATGATGAAAAATCTAAAAATGAAATTAAATTAGTTAAAAATATTTTGGGTCAAAATTTAGAAGATGTTAATTTAGTTATAAATAATTCAGAATTAACTCAAGCACAAAGATGTTGTAAAGATTTTTTTGATATTGAAAAACATATTGCATTATTTAAAGAAAGAGAACATTATCGAGAAATTATTGCAGAACAATCTTATGATGTTGGAAGAAAAATTTGGCTTGAATTAGAAGTTGTTGATAAAGAAATGTCTCATTTTTTATTTAAATGGATGTATGGAAAATTTGAAGATATTTATAATATTCCTTTTGGTTGTAAATTACATGTAATATCTTGGGTTCCTCCTGGTGGTGAAGTTTTAAAAAATAAATTAATTGAGTTTTTAAATGAAAATTTCAAATAAAATATGGAAGAAAAAATTAAAAAAAATCAAATTATATCTAATAATATTTTTCGTTATTTTATTAGAATACAATTTCCTGATATTAAAGACCAGTTAACAAATGATGATTTAGATGCTTTAAATGAAGGATTTAATGAATATTTGAATAAAATACCTGAAGAAAAAAGAAATAATTTTTTACCAAATAAAGAAACTGATTTAATTGTAAATATAACTAATCCTTTATATTTTAATGGATTTCATCCAGCATTTGTATTACATTTTACAGAATTTATTAAAACAGAACAAATGAGAATTGAATTGGAAGAAAATAAATCAGAAAATAAAAATTAATATGATAAAATCAGATTTTAAAAAAGTTAATAAATTTTTGAAACAGTTAAATTCAACAGAATACCTTTATCTTAAACATACTATGGATGTTGTTGATATGATAAATATTCTTATCAAAAATATAAATATTCTAAAGAATTATTTTTAGAATATTTTAAAATAAATGAATTTGATTATTCTCATTTTATTTCAGGTGATTGGAATTATAAACTTAGTGATATTACAACTTGTCAATTTTTATTAAATTATTTTACTCGTCGAACTTTTGAAATTGAAATGGCAACAAAAGAAGAAAATGAAGAAAAAATTAAAAAATGTACTGAATGTAATAATCCAAATTTAAATTGTTGTCAATGTTAATATATAATAATTATTAACATATTAAATAAATATTTTATGGATTTTGGTTTAGATTTTGATGGTTCATGTGTAACAAATGATTACCCAAAAATTGGGCAAGATATTGGTGCAGTTCCAGTACTTAAAAAATTAATTGAAAATAATCATCGTTTAATTCTTTTTACTATAAGAAGTAATTTTAATGGGAAAACAGATTTAGATGCTGCTGTTGAATGGTTTAAAAATAATGATATTCCACTTTATGGAATAAATGAAAATCCAACTCAAGCTAATTGGAACTCAAGTCCAAAAATCTTTGCAGATTTTTATATAGATGATTTAGCTGTTGGATGCCCTTTAAAACTTGATAGAAAATTATCTTTAAATCCGTTTATTGATTGGAAAATAATGGAACAATGGTTAATTAACGCACAACTAATAAAATAATTTTATGGAATTAAAAGCATTACCTTTAAATATTGAATATAATAATCTTAATGAAAATGAACCAGAACATCAACAAATTTGTATAGCTTCAAATGGAAAATTTAATTATATTCTTGGTTTATATGATAAAGATACAAAACATTTTGTTAATGAAAGAGGTACTGTTCCAAAAGATTTTATATATTGGATAAATATGCCAACAAATAAAAAATAAATAAATAAATTATTCAGAACTCTAAAGAAAAATGGGTTGAAATTTTTAAGTAAAAATTTCAACCCATTTTTCTTTGAGTTTTTGGATATATAACTTTAATTGTAAAATATTTTTAAATGAAATTAATATCAAGTTTTATATTATTATTATTATTTTGGTGTTCTGTTTTTATTTTTATGATTTTAAATTTTATATTTGTTTTAATATTAAAATTATTAAAATTATTAGGGGACTATATTATTTTGATTTTAATTATATTGATAATAATAGTATTTTTTAAATATCATTTTAATTTGTAAACAACTAATATTTTTATATGTTAATCGAAAATAAATTATTAAAATACTTTAAAGGTGATGAACTTGCATCTTTTGTTTGGGAAAGTAAATATAAGTTTAAAGATGAACAAACACCAAATGATATGTTTATTCGTCATGCTACTGAAATTGGACAAACAGAAATAAAAAGAATATCAAAATTATTACCAAAAAAATTAAATAAATTTCAAAAATTATTTATAAAACAAAATGAAATAAAATTTGATTTATTATCTGATTATGGTAAAAGAAAATATCATTCATTAGTACAATTACATAAAAATCCTGAATTAATTTTAGATGTTTTTGTTAAATTATGTAATTATTCTAATATTGTTTTAGCTGGTTCTTTTTTACAAGGAATTGGAAGACATGAATTTTATTCTTCATTATCAAATTGTTTTGTTCTTGGACAACCTTATGATTCTTATTCAGGAATAAATGAAAAAGGAAAAGAAATTACTGAAGTAATGAAACGTCGTGGAGGTGCGGGATTAGATTTATCAACTATAAGACCTGCAGGGTCAGCAGTTCATAATCAATCAACTCTATCTTCAGGTGTTGTTTTATTTGCTGAAGGATATTCATCAAAAACAAAAGAAGTTGCACAATATGGCAGAAGAGGAGCTTTAATGCTTACATTAAGTATTAAACATCCTGATTCTGTTGCTTTTGCAAAAGAAAAACAAGATTTATCAAAAATAACAGGAGCAAATATTTCATTAAAAATGCCTAACGATTTTATGTTAGCTGTTAAAAATGATGAAGATTATTTTCAATGTTTTCCAATTAATAAAGAAACATATAAATTAAGATTTGAAGATTTTGAATATAATAAATTAATTGAAATAAAAACTTTAAAATATACTGAAAATATAATTAATTTTTTTAATTTACCACAATATGTTAAAAAAGTAAAAGCACGAGATGTTTGGAAAGAAATTACTAAATGTGCCTGGACAACTGCTGAACCTGGACTTGTATTTGAAGATAACTGGATTACTTATGGATTAGATGGAATTTACGAACAATATCGACCTATTTCAACTAATCCATGTTCAGAAATACCTATGCAAGCTTATGATGCTTGTCGATTATTATCCAAAAATTTATATTCATTAATATCAGAACCATTTACAGAAAATGCTTCAATTGATTATGTTCAAGCATATAATATGTTTTATGAACAATTAGTAATTGGAGATATTCTTATTGATTTAGAAATGGAATATATTGATAGAATTATTAATAAAATTAAAAATGGTAAAGACCCTCAAGAATTAAAAGATTTTGAAACTGGAGTTTGGGAAAAAATAAAAACAACTGCTTTAAAAGGAAGACGTTGTGGAGCTGGTTTTATAGGTTTAGGTGATATGCTTGCAGCAATTAATGAAAATTATTATTCTCCTGAAATAATAACAAAATTATTTAAAATTAAAATGCAAGCTGAACTTGATGCAACAATTGATTTATCAATTCTTTATGGTAGTTTTGATGGATTTGATTCAAAATTAGAAAGTTCATGTCCAACAGAAATGTTGAAAATGATTAAAAAAGAATTTCCTCATCAATTTGAAAAAATGATGAAATATGGTAGACGAAATGTTTCATGGTCAACCGCAGCTCCAACAGGGTCATTATCAATACAAACTCAAACAACTTCGGGAATTGAACCATTATTTTTAGCATATTATATGCGAAGAAAAAAATGTATTGACCCTTCTGAACGAATTGATTATGTTGACCCTGCAGATGGTCAAAAGTTTACCGAATATCCCGTTTTACATCCAAAATTTGTGGAATGGTTTAAAATTGCATTAAAATTTGACCGTCAAAAAGTTGAAAGTTTTACAAAAGCTGACCTTGATTATTTTTTCAAAAAATCTCCTTGGTATGGGAATTGCGCTAATGATTTGAATTGGGAGCAAAGAGTTGAAATTCAATCAATTGTTCAAAAATATACAACACATGCAATTTCTTCAACAATAAATTTACCAAAAGATTGTAGTATTGATTTAATTGGAGATATTTACATGAAAAGTTGGGAAAGTGGTTTAAAAGGAAATACAGTTTATCGTGAAGGTTCTCGTGGTGGAATTTTAGTAAATAATAATGATAAAATTCCAACAAAATTTGAAGCAAGACATGCTCCAAAACGTCCAAGAACATTACCAGCAATTTATCATACATTAAAATATAGAAATAAAACTTATTCAGTTGTTATTGGATTTTTTAATGGATTTCCACATGAAGTTTTTGTTATTTCAGGTTTGGATAATTTACCTCAAAATTTTGATGAAAATGATACAATTAAAGGTTATATTAATAAAGAAGCAAAAGATTGGTATAATTTTGAATCTGAAACATTCTTATTAAAAGATATTTCAGCAATTGAAAAAGATGAAAAACTTGTATCATTAATGTTATCAGGATTATTACGTCATGGAGCTCCTTTAAAATATGTGATTAAAACTTTAAATAAAACAAATCCAATTGCTGGAAGTTTTACACATAAATTGATTAAAATAATTTCAAAATATTTAGTTGATATAAATACAGGTGATTTATGTCCTGAATGTCAAACTGAATTAAAACATGAAAACGGATGTATTTCGTGTCCAGCTTGTGGTTGGTCTAAATGTTAAAATAATTAAAATCAAATAAAATGAGCAATTAAATCATAAAACATTTGATTGCTCATTTTTATTTTATTTTATGGATATAAATAATATTAATAAATAATTATCAATAATGGAACAAAATAAAGAAAATTACGAAGATAAATTGTTTGAACAAAGAAAAAATGAACAATTAAGTTTAAAATTTGATAAATCAATATTAGCACGAATGTATAATAATGATATTGATTTATTTAGGGAAATGTGTATTGAAAGAAAAGAAAAAAATTTAGGATTTAAAGATACTTCAGAAACAAATCTTAAAAAAGCATTATTTGCTATTTATGAAAATACGGGAGGTGGTGGTTTATCTAATAAAGATTCTAAATACCCAGAAGAACGTATTATGTATTATATTGAACAAGCTTTAGAAGAATTTAAACCAATAAAAATTTGGAAAATTCCTATTATTGCAAGTAATGAAAGCGTATCAGGAAAAGTTTTTGAATTAAAAGAAAATTCTGAAATATATAATATAATATTTGAACTCAATAATGGAATAATTCCAAACAAAATTAAATTTTTATAATATGGGACTAAGAAAAATACTTCAAAATTTTATATTTGGTAAAAATTTGACAAAAAATTTAGAACAAAAATTAAATCAAATAAATAATACAATTCCAACAATTTCTGGTTTAGATGTTGAACAAATATTTTTATTTGATTTTAAAAATTATGCTTCACAGTATAATACTGGATTTGGTAATCAAGTTGTTATTGGTAATGGAATAAATCCAGGACATGGAAATGAAGATTCTGATAATTCTCCAGATACTGATAATAAAAAATATGTTAAATTAAAAGTAAAACCTATTGATGTTTTAAATCAATTAGAGACTATTCCAACACCTTTTGATTTAATGTTATTAGATGAAAAAATTGAAATTCTTAAAGAAAAAGAAAAATTAATTATTCAACATTATTCTAAACGTGAAATTAACGCATTAATAATTCGTTTAGAAAATCGTAAAAAATATTCGGAATATAAAGAATTTTTTGAAAAATTTCAAAATACAACTGATGAAAAAATTGATATTTTATTAGATAAATATGAATTAGTTATGAAAACTTCAGATATTTTTATTCCTGAATTTCCAACTGAAGCAATAAAAATAATGACCGAATATACTGAAAAAACTATTGCAATAACAACAAAAAAACCAGTTTTTTATGTTATAGCTGAAAATTCAAAATTTCAAAAAGCTTATAAACAAAGAGACCCAATATTATTAGCTCAAAGTCCATTTGGATTTTATTGGCAAATACTTGGAGCTTGGGATAAAGAAATGTTAATATTATCTGAACTTTAAAATTATGGAAAATTTATTACAAATATTAAAAATTTGGTTTACACAACCAATAGTTTTAATAATAATGATTACATTTTTATTTTGGATATTAATAATAACATTATTATTTTGGTTTTTAAAAAATTATGTTACAACACATATAAATTATCTTAATTCTTTGTCAAATGCGACTACAAAGCAATTAAGTTCAGAAATTTCAAAGTCGCAAAGATATGGTTTAATTAATAATATTAAATTTATGAAAAAATTTTTTCAAAAAATTCTTTTAATTATAACAATTGGAGTTCTTTTTGGTGGAATAACTATCCTTTGTTTAAGATACCAAGATAACGGTAAAAAAATAACAATCCAAACTCAACAAAAAACTTTGGATTCGCTTGCAAATGTTATTCGATTTAAAGACAATCAACCAAAAACATTTACAAATGACAGTTTGCTTATAAGTATTAAACAAAATAATATTGATTGTCAAGAGTTAATTAAAACTCAATTATTAATAATGAAAAATTTAGATAGAAGAATTAGAATATTGGAGGATTATGAATATTAACTAAAAATTAAATTATGTCAAATTATAAATTACTTGTATTTTTTATAATAGTTGTTATATTATTATTTGTTAATTTTGAACTTAACAAATCAGCAAAAAATACTGAATTAAAAAAGTCTGAAATTATTAAAGAAAAAACTGATTGGGATTATTTGCAAGATGCAATAATTTATACTGAAAGTCATGGAATTGATACAATAAAAGGGGAATGTCATAGTTTGGGGTGTTTGCAAATAACTCCAATTTATGTAAAACAAGTAAATATTATTTCAGGAGCTCATTATACTTTAGATGATAGAAAAAGTAGAAAAAAATCTATTGAAATGTTTGAGATTTTACAAAATCATTATAATCCTGAAAAAAATTTATTAAAAGCACTTTATTATCATAATCCTAATTATCCTAAAAAATATGAACAAAAAATATTTAGGAAAATAAATGAATTAAAATTTCAGGATAAATGTATTAAATGGGAAAAATATAAAGATTATTATTTTCCGAAATTTAAACCAAAAGATACATGTTTTATATTTCATATTTAAAAAATGGGCAATCAAAATTAAATTGATTGCCCATTTTTTTTCATTTTTATGGATATAAAAATTAATATTAATAACTAATTCACAATAAATATGCACATTAATAAAGATTTAATTGAAAGAATAAAAATAACAGCTAAAAAATCATTAGCAAATAAAAGAAAAGTTGGAGCAGTTTTGATTGATGAAAATAAAGAAAATCCAGAAATTTTCGTTATTTATTCTGATGGATATAATAGAATTAATGAAAAATTATTACCTTATCCAATTGAAAATTCTAAAAATATAACATTTGATTATGTTCTTCATGCTGAAGAAGATGCAATAATGAATTATGTAAGAACATTAAAAAATAATAATGTTGGAATACGAAATTTAGTTATGTATAATACATATTCTCCTTGTTATCAATGTTCAAAAATGATTGTTGAATTAGGAATTAAAAAAGTTGTTTATCTTGAAGAACATAAATCAAATTTTATAACTCCTTCAGTTGAAGAAGGTTATTCTCCAAAAGAATTTTTAGAAAAATCTGGAGTTGAAGTAATTCATTATAAAGAAGAAGAAATTGAAACAAAAGAAGTTGAAACAAAAGAAATTGCAATAATTTATCATTCAAAAGATGCTGATGGGTTTATGTCTGCATTTTTATTACGAAATTATTATAATTTTGATGCTTGCAATATTACATTATTTCCATATTGTTATGAAAAAGAAGCTGAATGGATGTATGGAAATTTTGATATTTATTTGTTTGGAGATATAACACCAACTATAGAATGGTTAGAAAATAATGTTGAATTATTTAATTCACATAAAAAAATTATAAAAATTTATGACCATCATGAAACAAAATTTAATGAAATATTTAAAATAATTGATAAATATTCATTAGTTATTGATTATCATTTTTATCCTGATAAATCAGGAGCAAAAATTGTTTATAATTTTTTACATCCAAATCAAAAATTTAATGAAATAATTGATTTAATATCATTATATGATACATGGCAATTTGATGCTAAAGATTTTGACCCTGAATTAAAAGAAAATGTAATTGCATTTGATTTACAATTAAAACAATTAAATAAATCAAATACTTATTGGGAATTTGCAAGTTTAATGAATCAATTAATTGATGAAGATGAAAAAAGAATAAATCAATTTGTTATTGATTCAATTAAAAAAGGTAAAAAATTATTATCTGAAATGCAAATTGAAATTCAAAAAATAATAAATTCCGGAATTTATAATGAAACAGGATTATTTATTTATTTTGGCAAACCTGAATATTTTATAACTGAAAAAATATATCAACAATATCCTGAAACTAAATTTATTATAGCTATGAATAATAAATTAAATGAAGATAAAATATCATTTAGTGTACGTTCTAAAAAATATAATTGTGTAGATTTTGTAAGGCGATATTCAAAAGATGGAGGAGGTCATTTAGGAGCTGCTGGATTCAATGTAGAAATGTCAGAAGGTTATCGAATAATAGAAAGTTTAAAAATTTTAACATTAAATAATTAACATATAATAAAAAAATAATGACACAAAACAATCAAGACAATCAAAAAGAATTTAAAAAATTTGACAGAATAGTTAAATTAGATTTTTCAAAAATTTTAAAAGAAAAAAAATCGATTTTTGAACCAAATGTAAAAATGACACAAAAAGCTTATGATAAAATTTGTGAAATTTGGAACAAAGATGAAAAATCTCGTAAATTTTTAAAACATATTATTTCAGCATTTTTTCCAATTAATAATTGGAATAAAGTAATGTTTAAAAAAGATACAGATATTATTAAATGTGCAATTCTTAATCATGATTTGACAGGAATTTCAAATATATCTGAATCATTAGCTGGATATTCAATGAAAAAAATGTTTATAGATGCAAATTGTATTCTTGAAGGTGATGTAATAAATAATGAAAAGAAATCCAGACTTTATAAAAAAGAAGAACTTGATGAATTAAATTCATTAAGAAATTCATTACCAATTTCAATTCGTGAAGGGGATTTTGCATATATGTGTGAAAAATCCGATAAATTTATTTCAGGAGAAACTGCAATTGCATTACAACAATTTATTGAACTTCTAATTTTAAATGGAGATAAAGAAATGACCAATATGATTAGAAAAATGCGAAATGAATCTATGAAAGATGAATGGAATAATGATTTAGATACAGAATTAAAAATAACTGCTCATGATTTTGAACAAAAACGTCAAAAAGAACAAAAACAAATTGCAAAAGAAATTTTAGAATCTAAAGCCCCGAAATTAAGTGATAATTTAAATACTTCAACATTAAGTAAATTAGAAGAATTAAAATTAAAAATGCAAGAAAATGAATAATGATGAAAGAATGCAAAATATAATTGGTACACAAATGCTTGCTGATTATGTTATTAAAGATTTAAATAAATGGGTTGAAGCTTCAAAAGAATATTATACTGGAGAAGCTATTATGTCTGACCCTGAATTTGATGAACTTCAAGAAAAATTACTTAATTATAAAATTCCTGTAATAACAGAATTTATTCAATCAGGTATATATCGTAATGGAACAATTGAAGAAGTTACAGAATATACTCAGGAAATGATTAGTCTTTTTAAAATTAAATATGCTGATAAATCATCGATTACAGATATTAAAAAATATTTAATTTTTGCTATTCAATCAAAAATTCCTTTATATTATGGACCAAAATTTGATGGTGCTGCGTTAAAAATTGTATGGGAATTTTCTGAAAATATTGAAAGAATTATTCAAATTCAAAGTAGAGGTGGTTTAGATGTTACAAGATTATTTATTAATCATCCTCAAATTTTAGCAACAAAAAAATATCGTAAAAATATAATTTGTGGAGAACTTGTAATTAATAAAAGAATTTTTATTGAAGAATATTCAGATGAATGGGAAAATCCAAGAAATTTTGTTGGTAAATTATTAAAACAAAAAACAATTGAACAATCTATTATTAATAATTTAAGTTTTATTCCTTGTACAGATGGAATAAATAAAATTAATGATAATGTTTGGAATATTTTAGAACTTCAAAATCTTTATAATCTTGAAAATATAATAAAAAATTATAAATCTGATAATTTTCCTTTTTTATGTGATGGAATTGTTATAGCTTATGATACTGAAACTCGAATAATTAAAGATAATTATCCATTAAATATGGTTGCAATTAAATTTAAAGGTGCTCGAGTAAAAACAAAAGTTACTGGATTTGATTGGACTCAAAAGAAATCTGGAAAATTAACTCCAATGATTTTAGTTGAACATGTTCCTTTAGAAGGCATAACAATTACAAAAGCAAATGGTTATAATTATCAAAATGTTTTAGATAATCATATTGGTATTGGTTCAGAAATTGAAGTTGAAAAATCTGGAGATATTATTCCTGTTGTTGCTAAAGTTTTATCTTATTCAAAAGAAATAAATTTACCAACTTGTGAATATATTAGAAGTGGTAAACATTTAATTGCAGTAAATCTTGAAGAATCACGAAGATATAAATTTATTCTTGGATTAAAATTATTAAATATTGATGGTATTGGTGATACTCTTGCAGAAAAAATTGGAGAAATTGTTAATTTTGATATTATTAATTTATTTGATAATAAACATAAACCAGCAATTTTCCAAACTTTGGGTGGTGGAGCAAATTGGTTAAAATTTTGCGAATTTTATAATATTAAATCTTTATATCTTGACCAACTTATTGCAATACTTCAATTTAATGGAGTTGGACCTATTTTAGCTAAAAAAATAGCATTATTAATTACAAAAAAATCTAACGATACTTCAAATATGTCTTCAGATATAATATCAAATGTTTGTCGAGGTGAAGGGTTTAAAAAAATTACTGATTCAATTGAAAAATTAAAATCTGTTAATATTAAGGTTTTAACTCCAATTGAAATTAATGAAGATACTATTACTTTTGAAATGACAGGAAATCCTCCAAATATGACAAAAGAAGATTTTGTTAAAAAATTAAAAGAAAGATTTCCAAATTCAATTTATGAAGCTCTCAAAAAAGATACAAAATATTTATTTTGTGATAATTTAACATCAAATACATCAAAATGTAATAAGGCTCGAAAATATAATATTAAAACTATATTATATTCAGATGCTTTAAATGGAAAATTTTAATATTATGTTAAAACAAAAATTTAAATTTGAATTAAATGTTTGGGTTACTTTTGAATTAAACAATATTACATGTATAGGTAGAACATTAATTCTTAACCTAAATGGAATTGATACAGAAATGATTGGAGCAGTTGATTCAGCTGGAATGGTTGGACACATGAAATTTACAGATGTAACAAATATTAAAAAATTAACAATTTTAAAAGAAACTGATGGAGATAGAAAATATAGAGAAGTTCAAAAAGAAGCACAAAAACTTGATGAAAATTATGATGAACATAGTGCAAAAGTATTAGATTTATTTTTAATTTTTAATAAAGATAAATTAGAAGCGTAATTCAAATTTTATTTGATTGCTCATTTTTTCCATAAAATATGGATATAAAATATATAATGTATAAATAAATCAAAATAACTAAAAAATCTTATCAAATTATGTTTATAGCAAATTTTACACCACTCGAAAATCAAGTTTTATCATTATTTAATGAAGGAAATAAAACTTTTGATAAATTATTGGAAACAGTTTCATTTAGTGAAAAAACATTAGTTAATACTTTGGAATTATTGTTATCAAAAAATGTTTTAAAATTTAATGTTGAAAAAAATATTTATGAGTATGATAGTCCAATTAATGAAGAAATGATTGTTCTTGATGGAAATATTTTATTACCTACAACTATAATTCGAATGCCAGATAAAAATATAATGTATGTAACAAGAGGTTCATGGTATAAATTTCCATTAGATTTTGATATTAGACGAATTATTTGGAATGTAAAAGTTCAATCAAAAACTAATTCAACATTAGTTGATTTAATTAAAACTTCAATTTTGAAAGAAAGAAAATCAAAAATCATTCAAATGACTGAATATGATTCTTTACGAAATAAAGTTGTACCTTATTCAAATAAAATTGGATTATTGCTAAATACTATTGGTGAAGATGTTACAGATGTTACAATAATTTTTAAAATAAAATTATCTGAAGATGATGTTTCACCAGAACATAGAGGTTTTACTATTAGAACAGAAATTGCTACACAAGAATTACTTGAACAATTAAAAACTCCTGTTGCACAAAGAGATTATACAAAAATTAAATTAAATCATATTTTTAATTTTAGTGATTTTATTTTTTCCAAAAATGAAATACCATTAAATTTATCAAATAATGAATTAACTTATTTAAAAATAACTGGAGTTAAAAAACAATTTGAATTTACTTATTATAAATTAAATTTTGCAGGAAATGTTCAAAAACTTGATGTTGAAACATTTGATGATTCAACTGAAGCAATTGAAAAATTAAGAGATTTATTCAATACTCTTCCAACCTTAATCTTAACCGAAAACAATTTTATGTGTGAATTAAGTGAATAAAATTTAAATCAATTAACTAATAAAGCCATAATATGTCTGCAATAAAAACTCTTTTAGGTGAAAAAATAGATTCACCATTATCAGCATTTAATAATTTCATGATTGATATTTCTGATGAATTTAATAATATTTTTTATCCAAATTCTAAAAAAATAAGTCAATTATTAATAAAAAATCAAATTCTTTTTGAAGATAATACCATAACATTATTTAATTTTATTAAAATAATTTATGCAAATGAAAAATTTGTATATCAGTTTTGTGGATTAATTGATGCACATAGATGTGATTTAATTAAAATTTCACTTGAAAACAAATCAAAAATATTTCAAATATTCCAAAAATATTTATTTATATATAACGATATTCGTAGTAATTATGATGAAACAATTTCTCAAAAATATGTTGAAAATATATATAATAAAATAATTAAAAATAAATCTGTTGAAACTGAAATGTTTTTAATTCCATTTAAAAATAAAATAAATCATTTATATGATGTTAAAGATAAAACATTAGATAAATTATATTCGAAATATAGTTATGTAATAACTTTTACTCATAATAAATCAATTATTGAATATAATATTATTAGGGTTTTATCTTCTGATTTAGATGAATCAAAATCAATAGAAAATACAAGATTTTTAGAAAAAGATTACATTAAAACTGATACAGTGCATTTACGAAATTTAAATCAATTTTTACTTAAACTATTTTATTACGGGGAAATATGATAGAAGAAAATTACATAGATGAAGAATTACTTTTAGAAGACCAACAAGAAAAAGATTCATTTAAATCTTTTTATGATTTGAGTTTTGTAACAAAAGATGATATAATTGAAGCAATTAAAGTATGTTTAAAAGTATCACCATTAATAAATGCTTCAAATACTTTAGTTAATAGTGTTTATTCAATATTGACATCTCTTTATATTGATAATAAAAAATATGTTATAATTGAAGCTCCAACAGGTAGTGGTAAAACCATTATTGGATTTATTGTTTACTTTTGTACATTATATTTACATCAAAAATTTGATAGAAATATAATTCCTGGAGAAGCTAAACAAGAACCTTTTGAAGCTTTAACATATTTTTTAACATCATCAAAAATGTTACAAGAACAAATTGATAAAGATTTAGATAGATTTGAATTCCGTAATCATATTTCAATGTTGAAAGGTACAGTAAATTATAATTGTATTGATGCAACAACTCAAGAAATAAAAAATCAAAAAAAATTAGCTATAGGTGGAAAATTTGTTGATTTAACAAATGTTTCTATTAAATATTCGGATAGAAGTTGTATTGGATTAAATATGGCTGAAAGAGAAATGTTTTTTTCTCATTGTAATTCAATTTGTCCTTATCAATTAGCAAGAAGTGAAGCATCTGAAAAATCATGTTCAGTTTTAAATTATGCTTATTTTTTAAATGTATTAAGAAGTGAATTTAATCCATTTTTTGGAATAAGATATTTAACAATTGCTGATGAAGCTCATTTAATTCCTGATATTGTTTGTAATATATTTAATTATGAATTTACACAATATTTATGTAATAGAATTTTAAAAGTTTTACAAGAACTTAATTATACTTATGGAGCTCAATATATTGATGAAATTAGAGAAAAATTAACTCCATGTTTTAAATTTTTTCAAACAGAATTTGAAAATGATTCAAAACAAAATGCTTTAAAAGTTTTAATACATTTTACAACTTTAGTAGATTTTGAAAAAGAATTTTCAAAATTAAAATTACTTAAACCAGAAATATTAAATACACATAAAGTTCAATTAAGTAAAATTGATGAAGATTTAAAATCAATTATTTTATGGTTTGATAATATTGATAAATTAATAAAAGAAAGACCAGAAGATGTTTATTATGAATCTGAACTTATTGCACATGATAAAGTTTCAGGACAAAAAGTTTATAAACATATTGTTAAAGATTTATCTGAAGCTGAAATGGTAAAAAAATATTTTTTATCAAAATTGAATAAAGGAATTTTTATGTCTGCAACTCTTGGCAATATTGATGAATTTGCTGAATTAATGGGAATGAAAAAAGAAGAATATTCTGGATTCAGATTAAAATCAACTTTTGATTTTGAAAAATCACCAATATCAATTACAAAATCAGGTTGGTTAAATTATGCAAATTTTGATAAAAATATTGATAAGGTTTTAATGGATGCAATAAAAATTTGTGAAAATACACATCCAAAAGAAAAAGGAATTATTCATACATCAACATTTAAAATCTGTGATTTATTAAAACAAAAAATTCAATTAGGTATTGTTAAAGATACTGAAAGATATTTGTTTTATAAAACTTCAGAAGAAAAAGAAAATTGTGTTAAAAAATTAATGAATAGTCAAACACCTTATATTATAATTGGACCTTCTTTGTATGAAGGTCTTGATTTAAAAGATGATAAGGGTCGTTTTAATATTCTGATAAAAGCTCCGTATGCACAATTATCACCATATATTAAAAAGAAAATTGAAAGATTTCCATTTTGGTATAATAGAAATGTACTTGAAAAAATTGTTCAAGCAATTGGGAGAACAAATCGTTCAGTAAAAGATTATTCAAAAGTGTATTTATTAGATTCTTGTTTTGATAAAATAATTTACGATTGTAATGAGGATATAACAAACCGTATAATTTATAAATCTATTTATTAGAGTATAAATTGTTTTAAATAAATTAATTTGATTGGGAAAGAGGTTTCAATATTATTTTGATTACCTTTTTTTTATTTAATATGAATGCTTATTTTTTATTAAAATAATGGATATATAAATTATTACAAATTTTAAAAAAATATATTATGTTGGATATATCAAGTAAAGGAAAACGTGTTATACAAGAAATAAGTACACATATTGCAATAGTAAGTGATAATGAAGAATTTATTGAAATTTATGAAAAAGAAATTTCTCCATTTCCTGAAAAACATTTATTATCATTATCAATTGATAATGTTCAAGGAAGATTAAATATATTTAAAGAATTTGAAGAAACTAATCGTCAAAATAAAGAAGAATTTTATGAGGCTGTTATTGATATGGAAGAAAATCTTAGAGAACCTTCAAAAGAAAATGGAAATAAAATGGAAATGTTTACAAAAATAACAAATAAAATTTATACAAGAGCTGATATAATTCATGCTTATACTTCTGGACATCATGATGGAAAATTTGGAATAACTCATGCAAATGGATTAAGTGCTTATCGTGAACAACAAAAATTATAACAAATGAAAAATAGTCAAATACATAATGGATTTTCACAAAAGGAAGTTCGAAATTTTTTAGCAATATCTTTAATTAAATGTTTTGAAAAATTAAATAATGAAGCAAATAATAAAACAAATATTGCACAACCAAAAACAAATGATATAAATCCATTTAAATGGCAAGTTTATCTAATTAAAAAAGAAATTGAAACTTTACAAATAAAACTCGAAATTGCTGAAGAACAAAAAGCAATTTTTTCTTTAATTATTAATAATGGATGGGAAGAATTTGATGTTAGTGATGAAACTTATAATGATTCAAAATATAAACTTATGTTGAATTTTATTGGTACAAAAAAAGAATATGAAGAATTATTAAATCATATTAATTTAGAAAGTAATAGTAATAAAGTAATAATGGGGAATGAATAATTTTTAATAATTTAAATAAATAATCAAATGAAAAAAGTAATTTTTATCTTAGTGTTAATGTTAACACTACAAATTAGTTATGGTCAAACTTTAAAAACCGAAAAAGAAAAATATAAAGATGGTATAATGACTTATCAAGGTTATGATAAGTCTGAAACAGGAGAATTTATTAAACATGGAACTTTTAAATTTGTTGAAAATTTAAAAGGAAAATATGGTAGTTATAATGTTTTAGTAACAGGAACATTTAAAAATGGCTTTCGAAATGGTTTATGGACATATTCTATAAAACAAATAGATGCTGAAAATAATAATGGTTCATTTACAACAGGAAATTTATTATATACTCAAATGTTTAAAGATGGAATACCTAATGGATTATGTAATTATAATAATACTTATAAAACTCGAGAAATAATTTGTGATTATTATGGTCATTGTAAATGGGGAATTTATAGTAAAATTGAAAATGAATCAGCAAATTTTAATTTTAAAAATGGTAAAGCTATTGGAATAGTGAAATTTAAAATTAATGGAATTGCAAAAGTTTTGAATTTAAATCAAAATGGAATAATAATGGATAAAACATTAAAAGTTTTAAATGGTGCAACTTGGACAATTGAAACATTTAATAATGGAAAATTAACCAGAACAATTGAAAAAATTGATGGTGGAAGTGTTTTAAGTAATTATATTCCAGATTCAATTAATGTCCGATTAGATACTGTTGGAATTAATTATTTATATACTGATGGTTTAGGTGAATTATTTATAAATGATTATTTTAATCATTGGGGAGGTGATAAAACAATAACTGAAAGTGGATATTTGAATAGATTTTATGGTATATGTATTCGACCAAATAAAATTAAAATTGAATAATCATGATTAAATTATTTGTCCATTTTATTTAAAAATGATGGATATATAAATTAATATAAATAATCAAAATTTTATGGTAGAAAAATCTGATGAAATAATTTCAAAAGGTCCTAATTTTTCAAAAGTTGAAAATGAGGATTTAATCTTTATATTAAAAGCAAATTTTGATAGAATAAAACGTGATGCAAATGATTTAGATAATAAATATATTCATCAAATGTTAAAAGAATATTTAATTCGAAATCTTACTCAAAATAATGAAGTTAAAAAAATCATTGAACGTTTAGAACAATTAATAAGTTAATTATGGAAGAAAAAATTATATCTTTAAATGATTTAGATTTTGAAAATTCAATAGCTACATTTGCTGTTAAGAAACGTTATTTAATTAATGTAAAAAGAGAAATTTATGAATTTGGTAAGAAAAATTTATATTCAATTTATTTAACAGATAAATATTCTTTATCTTCAAACCAAGATTGTAAATTAAATGAATTTGTTGGATGGGATATTGAAGATAATGTAAATTTTGATTCAGAAGGAATTAATTTTGTATTAGAACAATTACAAACTAAACCAATTATATTAAAAACTCCTGATTGTCTTGAAGATGAAGATGAATATATTAAATTATCTGGTAAAAAAACATTTGCTGAAGATGTTTATTTTTCCAAAAAAGATAAAATTAATTTAATAGCAAAAATAGCTCCAATAGCATATAAAATTGTTGCTCATGACCAATCTTCTCATAATAAAGAATTATTAAATCTTTCTGAAGATGAATATTATAATATTCATAGAGATTTACCAAAAGCAATTGTTTTAAAATCACTTCAAATAGTTAATGAAATTTTAAATATTGTATAACATGGCAATAATTACAAAAGTAATAAAATTAGTATTAACTCCAATTTTTAATATTGAAAATGGAAAAATTATTGATGATTTAAAAGTTCAAAAACGTCAATATAATGAACATTCAAAATTAGAATTTGAAAATATAAAAACAAAAGAATCTCGTGAAGATACTTTAATAAATGTATCTATTTATGATGATTTGATAATTGAAGATGAAGAAAAATTAAAAATTCTATCTATGTTTACTAAACCAATTTAAAATTAATTTTTATGATATTACTAATATGGTTTTTTACAGTTATTGGTTATATTATATTTATTTTTTGGAAAATTAGTTTATTTAAACAATATTCGGTATTAAAAATACTGAATAATATTCATTCACATTATAATTTTATCAAATCTCTGAGGGGTGGGAATGTGCTCAGAGATTATGGATAGATAGACTGAGTTAACTTAGAAATATATTTTAACTGAACATTTATTAACATTAAAAATTGTAGAATATGTGTAGTATTTTAGATTTAGTGAATGAATTAACTTTGGTATTAGAAAATCAAATTAAACAACTTTTATGTAATGTCATTGAAATTGTGATTTTATCAACCAACATTATTTCCAAAAAATTATATTTTATATTCTTTGAGCACAATTACACTTATTGCTCATTCGAATATGGTTAGTAGCTTATAATTTAATAGAATAAATAATTTTAAATATATAAAGAATAAAAATTTTTTAAAAATAAAATCCTCTGAATTTTGAAATTAAAAAATTCAGAGGATTTTCTTAAAAGAAATTCAGTTGGTGAATATAATGGTTCGAATCCATTTTTCTTACAAATTAAATATCGAAAATAAAATGAAACACCCAAACTCAACATATAGTGATTTTATTAATTCATTAATGAAATTAAGAAGAGATTCATTAATATTAAAACAATCATCAAATAAAGCTATCTTAGTTTTAAATATTGATAATACTCAAATAACTTTTAATACAACACAAATGTGTTGGAAAGTTATTTCAATTAATGAAAAATTAAATTTTGAAAATTGGAATCCTGAAATTAATAAAGTAATAGAATTTCTTGATAATTTTGAAGAATACCAAATATTAATTGCTATACAAGATTTTGAAGACCAATCAAATGAAAATTTATCAAAACTTGATGGAACAATACTTATTACAAAATGTTTACAAATATTAGATTTGTTAAAAAATCCTGAAAATGATATTATTCCAGCTCCTGAAATTAATCTCAAAACAACTGAAAATAACAATTATTCAATATTTTATGATTTTAAAACAGAAATGTATAATGTAACAAGTGATAATGATATTGCTAATTATAGCACTCCAAATGATTTTATTCCAAATTTATTAAAACTTTGTACTTATACAGAAGTTTCAAAAGCATTAAATAATTGTTATATTAATCAAAAAATACATATTAAACATTAATATGATAATTGAAAATGATTCTAAAGAAGGTGAAACCAAGATATTAAGATTAAAACCTTTAGTATCTTGGTGGAAATCTGCTGACCCATGTTTATACATTAATAATTGGATTAATAAACTTTCAGATATTAATATAATACAAACAAAAAGACTTTCAGATGAATTTATTCAAATTTGTATAAAAGAAAAAAATCGAATTTTTTTACATATTAATATTACAGGAATGGGACAAACACAATTTGAACCTGCAATTCCAACAGTTAAAGAAACTTTTTTTCAAATAAAAAAATTAATAAATTTAGGATTTCCACAAAAACAAATTTTAGTTATTGTTGACCCAATTTTACCTAATGAAAATGGTTTAAGAGCTTTAAAATTATTATTACGTATTTTTACTGAACATAAAGATTTAAAATTACGATTTGTTAGATTTCGAGTATTAAATTATACTAAATTAGATGGAGATAAATTTACTATTGGAAATATTAATATTGCAAAAAGACAAGCTGTTAAAAGTGTTTTACCATATTTAACAAGTTCACAAGAATTTTGGAAAGATTATTATAAATTAATTAATGATTATCAAACAATTATTTCTGTTGATAAAGGTGAAGAACCTTTAATTGGAATAAGAGAATTATTACCATTTGGATATAAAAATGAATGGTTTGAAAATGGTGTTAGGGAAAAAATTATTGAATATACAAATGGAAATAAATTCAAACCAATTGTAGAAATAATATCTTCAACAAAACCTGTAAGATGTAAAAATCATTGTTTACTTTGTTATCATTTATATTAAAAATATGGATATTAAAAAACCTGAAATAAAAACAGTTGAAGTTAGGGAAAATCAAGAAATTAAAAAAATTGAAGTTCCAATAAAAGAACTTAATTTATCAAATGATTTTAAATTTGAATTTACTAAACCTGTATATTCTTTTAAATGTTCTATATGTGGTGAATCAGAAGAAGTACAAAGTTTTTCTTATGTTGGAATTTTGATTTGTAAACAATGTTTAAAAGATTTGAAAGAAATAATTTTAGAAAAACGAATAAAATTTATCATTAATAATATGAATTCAATTCATTAATGATTTAAATTAAAAATAAATTAATTTTTTTTTCAAAATCTCCCATATTATAGAAAAATAATGGATATAATAATTAATACAAATTATATATTAATTATTTTATGTGAACTAATAATTTTTTAAATGTCTAAAGAAATAAATCTATCGGAAATAGACTGGAACAAATTATCAATTGAAGAATTTCATGCTTTAGAACAAGAATTATTAACTAAACAAAAAATTCTTAAATCATCACAAATTAAAGATAGAGTTTCAGGATTTACAAATGTAAGTATTCACGGAAATATGTACAAAATAAAAACTATAACCTATCAACGTTTAAAATTGATGAAAAGTGGAAAATCGAAAGAAAAATTAATTCAAGAAATTATAAACACCCATGAAATAATTCCTAATATATAAAAAATAACATTTAGTAAATAATTTTAATAATTAAAAATTTTTTGGTCATGTCAAAAACAAACGACGCAAATGAAAGCGAAAACGCTTTAACTGATGGTTTAGAAGCAGCTACAACAACCACAGAAACAACAACTGATGCAACAACAACTGATGCAACAACAAAAGTAAAAAAAGAACAAACTCCTGAAGAACTTGCTGTAATTACAGCCGGTATTGCAAAAATTAAAGAATTTGGAGTATCTGAAAAATTCGCAAAAGTTATGGACACTCTTTGTCCTGCTTGGAATGATACTGATAAAGATACTTTAACAGCAAGAAAAGAAGAAGTTATTAAGGAATTTGGTGGTTCAGAAGCTTTAAAAGATTATGTTGACACAGATTTCCAAAAAGAATTACAAGCAATTCAAGGAACTGCAAAAGTTGCATCAATCTTAAATAACATTAAGAGTTTTTATGCAAGAAGAACTTCTACTGGTAAGACAAAAACTGTTCAGGTTAATATTAGTGGAACATTATATAATGTTGATGCTGCATATTATGCTGAAATTTCTTCACAACCAAAAGATGTTAAAAAGGAATTGTTACTTGCTCATGCTGGTACAGTTGAAGCAACAAACATTTGCGAAATTCTTTAATTCCGGGTTATTTATAATCTGCTAAATTTGAAAAAGTGATTTAATGATTGAGATAATTAATCACAAAAAATTTTTCAAAACTTGATTGGTAGTAATTTTTATTAAGCCATAATTTATATTTTATATAATCAATCAATTTATAACTTCAAATTTCTCAATTAGTTCAATCAATTTGCCTCTGGTTATTCGATTTGCATTTATCGATTTTTTGCTTGGCGTGTCATATATGTGTTATTTTAATAAACTAATTATTTGAAGTTATTTGTTTTTAATATTTGTTTAGAATTTACCTATTGTGTATTATTCATATTGCTGCTATATTGCTGCTTGAAATTTTAAATTTATTTTGAATTTCTGAATTTTACTGGTTTATTCACTACTTATATTGGGTGAGAGTTAACTTAAAAAAATGTAGGACTGTGTCCTGAGTCTCTCAATAGAAATACCCGCAATCAAAAAGTTTTCTGGTTAGGGGGAAAATGGATATGGAAAATATTTTGTATGGTTCGAATCCATACTCCCTCACGAAATTTGTATTATAATTTCTCTATCACATCCTGGTATCTGTGTAAGTTAAAGGAAATCAATTAATTTTGGTTTCCTTTTTTATTTTCATTTGAATGCTCATTTTTTCATAAAATAATGGATATAAATAATATTATAAATAATAAATAAATTTAATATTCAAAATGAAAAGATATAAATAATTTTCAGAAATTGAACAAGAAATTTCTGAAGAAGAAATCAAAATACAAGAAGCTTTAAAAATTCCTGAAATAATTAAATTTTTGGAAAATCTTAATATTGAAAACTTTTATTCTGACCTTGAAGGAATTTTTATTCCAGAAGTTAGAGTATTATCTGCTGATGATACTTCATTTTATTTTAATGTTGGAAAATATATTTCAAAAGATGAAACAAATTTCATCAAATGGTATGATTCTTTAGATGAAGATTATAAATTAAATATTATCAATGAAGCTTTGACTGAAGGTATTGTAGACAAAATTAAAAAAGATTTAAATATTATTATTGAATGGTAAACAAATTAATAATTTAAAAATAAATAACATGGATTTCGTAGGTTATGCAAAAATTAAACAAAATGCAACAACAATTATTACTCCTGTAAATATAAATACTTTTGCAGGACATAATGTAAGAGTTATGGAATTTGCTGATGATGGTGGAATATTATGTATGAATTATGAAGCAACTGGTCTTGCCACTATTGATAAAGAAGATATTTTAACAAGTTTTAAATGTTTTATGTTTGGAGAAATACCTGTTCCACCAAATTTAACAAATATGGTTGAACAAGGAATGTATGTTATGTATTGTAATAATCGAAAAGGTGGATATAATGATTTAGTTAGAAATATGGTTATTGAAGCAAGTTTGATGAAAGGAAAATTTTGTGATTCAATGCTTTGGCAATTACAAGATGAACAACATACTTGGAAACATCATTTTATTCCAAAATATAAAATTCAATTTTCAAACAATTATAATAAAGAATGGACTTCAGATTTACAAAAATTACAAGATTACGTAAAATCATTAAAAGCAGATTGTTTAAATATTTTTAATGCTGCTGAAATTTTAGTTGATTTTCAAGATGGAAGTCATATTCAAAAATATGATTTAGGTAGATATATTGAAGATAATTGGGAAGAAAATTGGGATAAACCAGAAATAAAAAATCAAGAAACTAATGAATAATATTTATTATAATATGATGATAAATAATGCTAAACCTTATTTAGAATCATGTAGAGAAAAAGATGAAGAACCAGAAATATCTATTTTTAATTTCAGTGAAATTTTAGCTATTTGTACAGGAAAATTAAAAGAAGATATTATTTATGATATATCTGGATTTAATTTTAAAACTATTGATGATGTTTCAAAACAAGAAGGTAAAATGCTGGTTATTGCTTCTTCTGATAATTTAGAAATTCCACGAGAAATTCAAATAATTGAATCAATTGAAAAATGTGAATATCAAGTAAAAAATAATAAACAAGTTTTAATTGTTGGAAATAAATCAGAATTTTTAAATAAACAAAATGTTGGAATAATGGCAAATGTTATTTTAGCTAATTGTCCTTCACCATTAAATACATTAAAAATTGAAGACCATTCATTAATTGAACAATCTCAAATAAATATAAATTCATCTGAATGGAAAGATGGTAAAACAATACGAAGAGAGAATAGAGCAAATAAACGTAAAAAATTGAAAAATAAAAAAATTAAATAATATGGAAACCGAAGAATTAAAAAAAGCTTTAAATTGGTGGGATAATCAAATTACTCCTAAATTAAAGAAACACTTAACAATTGAAAGTATTCCAAGTAAAAAATTAAATTCATTAACAAATGAAATGATTTTAAAAATTTACAAAAAATTTATGGTTGAAGATTTAAAATATGAAGATGAAATAGGTGTTTGTAATAAATGTGGAGCAACACAATTATTAAGTTATAATAAATGCAATTATAATGGAATTTGTAATGGAATTGTAATTCCAATAGTTTATCGAATTTGTGATTATTGTACTTCATTTAAAACTGATGAAAAATGTGATAATTGTTTGAATTATTCTAATTGGAAAGCTTGGAAAAATATTAATGAATTAGTTATTTCAGATGCAAAAAAAATATTAAAAAATAAAGATTTTCGATTAAGAAAACTTACATATAATAAAGGAAAATCAATTATTCCTGAATGGTATATTGAAAAGAAACAAAAAAATCAAGCAATAATTCTTATTGAAGGTCCAATTTATGATGAAATATTAGCTCATGATAAATTTGAAGAAATTATAAATAAAGCTCCTCAACAAAAATTTATTGAAATTTTAGAAAATCAAAATAAACATGTTAATAATTAAACGTGAATTATATGATAAAACTTTTCAAGAAATTGATTTATCAAATGAATTAATTCAGATAATAAAATTAAATAAATCAAATCTTAATAAAATAATTTCTTGGTCAAGTTCAAGATATGAAACTCAAAGAAAATTTGAAGTTATTAATCAAATTTATAATAATATGATTAATAATCAAATATTAAATGATTATTTTCATTCAGGAAGTTATTGTGAAAGTGGAAGTTGTTCACAAAAAGGCACTTATTATATTGATTATGGAAAGAAACTTATTCTTGATATAATTGATAATGATAATTATAAAATTACAAAAATATTAAATATTTATCAGATAAAGTTTGAAAAGTAATTTTCAAGCTTTATCCGTTTATTCATTTTTTCATAAATTTATGGATATAATAATTAATACAAATTATAAATAATTAATATTATGTTAACAGATGAAGGTTTTGACAGATTTCGTTTAGAATATAACGAAGCTTTAAAAGATTTGGCTGAAAGATTTCAAGTCAATATTAAAATGGAAAAAATAATTTATGATACAATTGAATTTCATTTTAGAACAATTGTAACTCCGAAATCAATTGGAGGCAAATCGTATGACCAAGTAAATTTTGAAAAAAATTGTTGGATGTATAATTTAGAAAAAACAGATTTTGGAAAACCATTTAATCATCAAATAGGTAGTTTTAGAATTTGTGGAATAGATTCAAAAAAATCCAAATATCCAATTTTAGCAAAGAATATTCAAACAGGAAAAATTGCAAGATTTCAATCAACTTTTGTTGCAAGAGAAATTAAAAATATTGAAGAACTTTAAATAATAATATTATGTTAATAGAAAATATCGAAATAATTGAGGAAATTGATATTTCCATAGAAGAAGAAGTTATTGAAAACATGGCAAATGTTTTAACTTCAACTGGACTTGAAATAAGTTTATTTGGAGATGGAAGAAATGGAAGACAAATGAAAATTTGTTCAAAATCTGAAACTATTTCAGGTTTATTTCAACTTGGTAAATTAGTTGCAACATTGGAAAATGTTCCATTAAAAATTTGTGAAGCAAAAAATAAAGAAAGACAAAAAGAAATTTTGAATAAATCGAAAATAATTCCAGAATCAATGAAATTAAATGAAATTTATGAATATATTAAAATTTCAAAATGGATTCGTTTAATATCTGAAGGATTTTCTTATGTTGAAGTAAGTTGGGACAAAGGATTAACATGGGTTCCTGAATATATGGAAACTGATATAAATAAACGTCTTATTCCAAAAGGTATTATAAAACTAAAAACTCCTGAAATAAAAACTTTTAAATCTCCTGAACAACAAGAAATTGATAATGAAAATTTTCTTTTTGTTTTTCCTTATCGAATTGAATTTAATGAAAAAGAATATAAACGAATATTTATTGAAGAAAATAAAAAAGGAATTGTTGGAATTTATGAAAGTTCAGAAGTTGTAAGTAAATTTAATGTTAAAGACTTTAAATATTATATTTCTGAAAATAAAATAAAAATTATTGAACAATGAGAAATAAAATTCAATGGAATTGTGATATAAATATCATGTTTTTTGAAAATAAATATTTTCAATTTAATTCTGAATGCTCATTTTTTCATAAATTAATGGATATATATATTATACAAATTAATAATGTTATACAAAAATGGAAGCAAAAATTTATTACACTGATGGAACAACAAAAGATGTTCAACCTAAAAATGGTAAAGATTTCAAATCAGAAGAATTACATGAAATCGTTGATGGGTACTTTGAAATCGTTCAAGTTAATAACTATAAGAAATTTATGGTTTTGAATGAAGAAGGTAAATTAAATAATTTACCAATTAATAGAAATGCAACAATAATATATCAAGAACTTCATGGTCCTATTGATATTATTGTTGGAAATGTTTTAGTATGTGATTCAAATTTAATTAAATAATAATAAACACAGATATGTTAAAAGTTAAGCGAATTTTACCAAAAAATATTCCATTACTTGGAATTAATGATATACTTAATCAATTAAATAGTATTGATGGTATTCATTGTACTTTAAATAATACAAATCCTGAACAATTGGAACTTAATATTGAAATTGAAAGTTCAGATATTAATCAAATTTTACAATTGGGGATTATATTAGGAATGCTTGAATATAGAAATCAAAAATAATTTGAATTATGAATAAAAATTTAATTAAATTTAATGATTTTCAACCAAACCGTAAAATTAATAATCGTCAAAATGCTTTAAATGTGCTTGCAAAAGCAAAAGCACAAGAAGCTCAACAACAAACAACTCAAGTATATGACTCAAATACAAGAACAACCCGATTTATTAAGGTACAAAATAGTTAGGGTTTACAATAAATATGGAAGGAAAAAAACCTTAAGGAAAAATATTCGTTTTTTAAATGATGCAAAATCAATAGTTAAACAATATAAAACAACTAATAAAAGTATGGTTGTTTATTGTATTCAAAAATAAATATTATTGAAAAAAATATTAATTCAAATTAATTTTGAATGCTCATTTTATCGTAAAATAATGGATATAATTATTAATTCAAATAATTAATAAATATAATACAAATTAAAATGGAAGAATTAAGATTCACGGTAACTGATTTAAGAAACGCATTTCTTGCAGGCAGTTTACACGAAATTACAATGGGATTAATTGCGTTAGAAGGTCATAAAGACCATACCCCAATAAATTTTACTGATTATATTAAATCAGAACATAATATTGATGTTGACCAATATTATAAAGATTTAGAAGATTCTGAAAATTATAAACAACTTTGTGTTGTTCAAGGCACTATTGTTGGTAAAGAAAATGCAAAAGAATTTGAAATGCACGTTTTAAATGAATTTGGATTTCGAATTAAGTATGAAACTGAAGTCAAAACATTACCAGATATTGACCCAGGAACTTGTGAAACAATTCCAGGAACTGGTGGTAGAAATGATGTTTTTTGTTATATGCACAAAGATGATACAACTCCATTTGCTGTTACAAGATTAAAAGCTGATTTTAGATGGTGGGAAGATGTTGTAAAATATAATAACGGAGCACGTTTGTATGGAAAAGAATTTGTTGCAAAATATCCATTTACTTGGTAATTTAAAACTTAATTAAAATGGAAAAAATTGGATTGATTAAAATCGAAGTAATTGTGGAAGGTTCTTCAGAATTTGATATAAAATCAACTTTTGAATTTCAAGAAATTTATTTTTTAAATCATATTTATCAAAATATTCAAAATACAAGATTTACTAATGGAATAAGAAAACTTATTTCAATTGTAAAAAAACTTCAAAGGCTTGAACGAATTACTATTGCAGTTTCATATAAAACTGAAATTGAAACAAATGTTGTTGAATATTTAAGACAATCAAGATATGTTATTCGCGAAATTCCAAAAATTGGTATTTGGCATAAAAATGATAATAGTTTTGATTTTGAACCAACTGCCCAAACTCCCGAAATATATTTGAAAAAAATGTCTGAAATAGCTAATATAAAAGCATTTGAAGAATATTTGAAAAGATTTTTTGAATAATTTGAATTTGTATAACTTTAATAAATTTGTGTGTAACTCCGGACTTAGTTCGGAGTTTTTTTTTATTTGGTCAAACTTACGTACCAGGAATTTTTAACATTTTTTATATTATCTTAATAGTTATCCACTTAAATTTTTCTGTTCATTTTTTGAGTAAAAATTCTGGTACGTAAATTTGAAAAGCTAAAAAATAAGCCCGAAATTTTACAATTCCGAACTTATTTTTAGGCTCATAATTGATTATAAATCAGCACAAAAAGGACCAATACCTCTCTTAATTGACTCAGGTGTTGTTAATGTTCTTCCGCACCTGCAACAATGTCCATGATGATAAAAAACAAGTTTACTATGAGGTTTATTATTGTTTAAATAATGTTCAATAATAAATTTAATAACTTCAACAGAAGTTGGAGTTTTTGTTAATTTTTTTGATTGAACAAACTTAAATTCTGTTTTTGCTTCGTTTGTATATAAATTCCCTATAAAATTATAACTTTCATAAGCATAACAAACAGAAACAAAAAACATATTTTTATTAGTTTTGCATAAATTTATTTTATATGTGAAACGATTTTTTGTCTCTTCACTTTCAACAGTGAAATATGCACGACCTCCCAAAATAAACTCTTTTTGGTTTTCAATAACAATATTATCTTGCATAAATAAATTTTTTAATATTTGTAAATATTTCCACGAAATGCTTGACGTATGGAAGCAAAAAAATCTTGAATTATTTGTTCTTCTGTTTTTGCTTTTTTAATTTCTTTTGAATTTTTTATTGCTTTTGTTTTCATATACAAAAATTATTTGATTATTCATATTATATATATCCATAATTTTTGCGAAATATGAGATATTTGGAAAATAACGCACCAGTAAATATAACATATATAATGTATATAAAAATTTTGTAGGTTATTACTCTTATATATTAAAAATATATTATATGTATTTACTGGTGCGTTTATATTACGTACCAGTAAATATAGCATATATAATGTGTATATAAATTTTGTAGGTTATTACTCTTATATATTAAAAATATACTATATGTATTTACTGGTACGTATTAGTTAATTTTATCCTGAAATTGTATAAATATTGGTATTTTGGTATTATAAGTAAACGTACCAGCATATATAGATATTTAATATTAACGTACCAGTAAAATATCTCCAAAATTATTATATATGGTATTTATCAAGGTATTTACCTTATTATAATAATATATTATATAATTTACTGGTACGTTTATTATTATACTATTGATTACTGGTACGTTTGGTTTGAACTTATTTTTCGATTTGCCCATTTTTTAGAAAAATTATGGATATATATATTATGAGACACAACAAAATTATATAATAATAAAAATAAATAAAAATAATTTCGATTTTGCTCATTATTTAAGAATTTCGTGGATATATATAATATAATGTATCACACATTAAAAATAATCAAATAAATTTTATAACAAATCAAATTTTAATTCAAATGTCAAAAGCAAAAAATCAAAATGCTCAAGGAGCTGTTGAAAACGACAACACAAACGTTAATGAAGTTGAAGGAACAACTACAACAACCGAAACTATGGTTGAAGGTTTAGAAGATGCAAACACAGATGAACTTGCTCCTCTACCAACAAATGCAAATGCTCCAAAATATTCTTACAGAAAATGGTTGGAAGAAAATGAACCTACTTTTATTGAAGGTCAAGTATCAAAAAAATTCGACAAAGCTCGTGAGCCAAAAGTTCAAGCTGGTTTGAAAGTTATTTCTGAGCTAATGGGTGGCTCAATTGCTCCTTTAATCCTTTTATTAGGGAAATGGTGGGAAGTTAAACCTGCACGTGCTGAAATAAAGAAAATGATTGACGCCGAAGCAGAAAAAAATGGCAGACCTACTGACCACTACTTACAAGTTGATTTACGTGAAAATGTTGACAAGTTAGCAACAATCCAAAATGCTACTGACAGACTTCGTTACGCAATCACTTATTTCAAACCAAGAGGTGGTTTATCTTCAAAAGAAATCTTCAAATCTGTTATGATTCGTGGCCAAGTTTACAGTGTAAGTATTACAAAATTGACCGAAATTAAAGCAGAATTTCCAAATGTTGAAGACAAAGAAAAATTATTCGATGCAGTTATTGCATGTTCAACATTAGTAGGTGTTGACGAATTATAAAAAGAAATCTTCCTTTAAAATTTTGTCTATCTGAAAGTTCCAATGCGAAAGTGTTGGAACTTTTTTTTGTATATATAACTTTACGTACCAGTAAATAATGATATTTTCAAGATATATAAAATTGAGTGGACAATACTCAAGATACTAAAGAAAATTCAATAATTTACTGGTGCGTTTTGTTATATAGATATTTAATATAATTTGTAATAATAATATATAAAACTAATCGTACCTGTAATATATTGATATAGAAGTAATCGCACCAGAAAATATTATGAAAAAATGACTCATATAATAAAAGTAAGCATATATTCAAGATAAAAGAATAAAAAGAGATAATTTGCTGGTGCGTTAATTATGCTTTTGCTCACATTTCCCAAAAATTATGGATATATATATTATGAGACAACAAATTTATAAATAAATTAATACAAATCAAATGTTAACAAAATTAAGTGCTGGTGTTACTTTTAAAAGTAAACATCTTAAAAATACAAGAATTGAAGTTCTTAATATTGATATTTTGAACAATATTTTGAAGGTCAAAATTAATAAAAAGCTTGAATCTCATTTATCAGATTGGAATGAAGAATGGAATTTGCAACATACTTTATGGGTATTTGAAGATGGTACCTATGAGCTTGAAAATAATTTCGAAGGCTTTCCACCAACTTATTATAGTAAAATTGCACATTAATTGTGCAATTTTTTTATATATTAAACATTACGCACCAGCAAATAATGATATTTTCAAGATATATAAAATTGAGTGGACAATACTCAAGATACTAAAGAAAATTCAATAATTTACTGGTGCGTTTTGTTATATAGATATTTAATATAATTTGTAATAATAATACATAAAACTAATCGTACCTGTAATATATTGATATAGAAGTAATCGCACCAGGTATAAAGTGTATATTTTGAGTTATATGATAAAAACAAGCATATACTCAAGGAAAAAAAATAAAAAGATATAATTTTCTGGTACGTTATTTTCGAATTAACTCAGTTTACTCAATTTTTTAATAAAAAACGGATATAACTAATATAATTAATAAATTTAAAAAAATGAATACAAATTTAATTCAGCAATTAAAACAAACTAAGTCAAGCTTAATAACTATTGAATATTTATTAATAAATTCATATATTGAAAATTTCAATATTGATGAATTTGTTGAAAATGAAGCAGATATGTTTGAATCTAATGAAAGAAATAAAATTAATACAACAAAATTAGCATTACTGAGCAATTTCAGTTATTATGTTTGTTGTGAAATTTTTGATATTTTTGAAGATGAAAATTTTTGGAATGAAATGTGTGAAATATTTCCAATAATAATTGGAAAATGTGACAATTCTGGAGCTACTGATACACCTATTGATATAATTCAAATTATTTTTGAAGAAGATAAAATTGAAAAAATTGAAACAATTTTATTTGAAAAAATTTTTAGTTTATATTCAAGTTGTCTTAATAAATTAACAGAACATTTAATAAATTAAATCAAATGGAATTTGCAATAAATGTTCAGAAAAAATCTGAAATTATTGAATTTTTTTCAGATAAAGATATTCTTTTGAATATCGATAATAAAAAACAAAAGGCTAAATTAAGTGGCTCAAAATTAGATTTTCCAATTGTTAGTACTTTAACAGTAAATTGTGAAATTAGTTGGGCTCTGGCTTTAAGATTAATGTTAAAAGTTCAAAATAATGAACAAGCGATTGTGCATTATTAAAAAATAAATTATTTACGAAAATATTTTGACACCCCATTTATTTATAATATAATGGATATAAATATTATATAAAAATAGTATTAATCAATAAAAAAATAATATGTCTGAAAAAAATAAATGTACTGGTTGCATTTCAATAAATGATTGCGATAGTTTATGCAAAAATTGTTCAAAAAGTGATGATTGTTACCATTTTGGAGATAATGATTTTGCAGAAAGTTGTGAATTTTCTTCAAAAAATCAAAATAATGTTGAAAATGATACATTTGAGACAATTGAAAATGAAAATGAAACAAAAGAAATTTCAAATATGGATAAATTATTAGAATCGATTTAATGTTGATTTGAATTTTAATTTAATCTTAATTTGTTATAAAAAGCTCAGAACTTAATTGTTTTGGGCTTTATTTGTTTAATTTTTAATTTATCATAAAATAAAAAAGCTCAGAACAATTAAGTTCTGAGCTTTTTTATTTTAACTAATTTGATTTTAAATAAAAAATAATTTTGTATCAATGTTAATTGGTGAATCAAAAACAATTGTTATTTTATTATTTAATGTTGTTATGTTTGGATACATAATTTGACCATTTGCATTTTTAATCTGAATTATTAAATTATCAACATTCCAACCAGAATTTGTACTATTTGTTATTTCAAATGTATATTGGTCAACACATTTAATTAAATAAGTTGTTGTTCCAATTATTTGAGAAACTGTATTTCCAATTCCAATCGTATAACTTAATAATATTGAATTTTTTTGCGTTTTGTAATTTTCTAAAACATTTGCGAATATTGTATCAATATTTGTTAAACCTTGCAAATAAGTTAAATATGTTTGTAATTCAGTAAGCCAAGTTGATAAATTTTCAAAATTTCTTTCAGTTGTAAAAAAATTTGAATTTATGGTATTTTCTGAAGTTATTTCAGAAAATACCAAAATATTCATTAAAAAATCTTGTGGTGATGTTGGCATAATATTATTTTTTATTATATTGAACAGCTAAACGAGTTTTATCTGAATCTGTTAATTTTGCATCAATTGTATTTAAATAGCTTTGAATACTATCTAAAAAGGCTTCGAAACTGTTTGTATTTTCTTTATGCCATTTCAATCCAAACATATTACCGGTATCAATATTCATTCCACCTATAGCAACTCCGCAATCAAATTTGAATTGTTTTGATTTAACCGTAAAAACAGTTTCAATATTCTGTTGATTTTCAATTTTCGGAGCATTTTTGGCATTTTCTTGTAATTTTTTTGGAGTTATTTTTGCTTCTTCGTTTAAAGATACAAATTGAGTTTTTATATTCATATAGATTTTGAATTTTAATTTTTAATAAGTTCTGAAATATTCTGCAATTTCTTCATCTAATGGATTTGTGTCAGATGTTTGATATATATCTGAAAGTTTTTTTCCATCAGATAACATACGATTCAATTCTTTGTCATTATCTGCAAAAGCTTCTCTTAGTTCATCTCTTTCAAGTTTTATTCCCAATTCTTCACGACTATTTGAAAGTATATTTATATTTTCTTGATTTGCTTTACAATACATCAAAAGATATTCAAATCCTGCTTTAATTGATGGATTATCCATCATAATAACATTTATTTTTTCTCCTAAAACTTTTAATCTTGTTGAAATTGCTGAAGCATCAAAAGTTTTTGTTTCACCATCATTTGCATAATATTGTGATAAAATTATTCCCATTTCTTTTTGAGTATAATCTTCTCTTCCATTGTTTGCTGTACGTTTAAATTCAAGTCCAGTTGACATTAGAAATAATTTATAATCATATTTATTAAATATTTTTTTATTCGTTATTTCTTTGATTCCTGTTTCTTTATTAACTTCAGTTTTAAACAATCCAAATAAATCTTTTATACCTTTAATTAAACGTTCATATTCACCTTTTGATTCAAGAAAAGTATCTTCTTTAACATCTGATACAACAGCATTTGCCCAAACATCACCAGAATCATTTTGTTGTCCACCACTTACCATATCAGTATATTCACTTTCAGTCATAGTTTTTCCTGGTAAATCTTCCAATAAACCTTCAACCATATTTTCAAGTAAATCTTTTGGAATATCTTTAAATTCAGGATTATTTTTTAAGAAATAATCAAATTGTTTTTTACGTCTAAAAACAATATTTGCCATACTATCTTTATTTATTCTTCCACCTGAACTTAATTCATATAAACCTTTTTGAATTGAATTAGTTATATAAGTATGTGCAAATCCTTCAAATGAAACTGCTGAATTTTCAAGTTTTTGAATATTATACCATTTATTAATAGCTACTGTTAAACCTAAAAGTCCATAAGCTACACAATCATCAAAATAATGTAACATATTTAAACTTGAACATCTATTATAAGCTATTGCTGATACATATTTAATATTTGCTGCGGCGAGTAATTCTTTTGGTTGTTTTTCTTCTGTTGAAAAATCAAAAATTTCAAACATTACATCAGTAATATCATTTTTACCTTTTAATTTTTTTAATTCATTAGAAGCTTGTATTTTTATTTGGTCAATTTGTGTTTTTAATTCTGTTGTATCTTCACAATTTTCTTTCAATTCTTCTTTTAATTTACCCAAACTCATTTCTTTAACTTCTGGAACTGTAATATCTAAAATATCTGCAATATGTCCACAAAAATTATTATATTCTTGAAGTAATGTTTTATCATCAACATTTTCAGATTCAAGATTTGAATCTAATAAACTTTCAATATCAACAATTTCTTCATTATCATAATCTTCTTCTAATGAGGATTTTATCAAATTATGACTTTCTAATAATTCTCGAAATTGACTCATTTTTGAAAGTAATGATAATGGATTTTTACTTTTATAAAGAGCTTCAAGTTCTTCACGTTGTTTTTTTAATTTCTTTAAATAATCTGAATTTTTTATTCTTACTTCAACTTCAGTTCTTTCTTTTTTGTAATCTTTTTGTTTAAATAATTTTATGAACTCAGTTTTTTTAGCACCAAGGTCTAACATCAATTTTTTTGTTTTTTCAATTAAATCAGTATTCCCAGATTTTACATAAATAGCATATTCTTCTTTTAAAAGAGCTAATTGTTGTCCAATTGTTTTATACTGTGGTGATTTTGTAATGTAATTGATAATTTTTGAATTAGCATTTCTTGTTAAAGCTACATTGGTTGTTCCAATATCATCAACTTCTGCTTTTTTGTCATAATCTAAAGGAAATGAATTAGTTGAAGCATTTTCATCATTTTCCAAAAATTGTGGTTTTTTAGATGTTTTAATTTCTTTTGATTTAGATTCTTTTCCATAAACTAAATCTTCTAATTGTACTGGAGTCTGTGTTTTTGCCATTTTGATTAAAATTTGAAATTATTACTTATTTGTTTCGTTTTATAGTTATTAACAGAAACTATATTTTTTACAAAAATACAAATTATATTTAATATAAAAAAATTTATTTTTAATTATTTTTAATTATTTTCTTACCAAAATATTATTGAACAGCATTTTGCATAAGTGCTGTACTATTTTTCGATGTTGGTTGTGTTGTTGAACCAGTACTATCATTTGGAACATTAACACTTGCAGTTGTTTTTGTTACGGATTTAACTCCATTAGCAACAAAATCATAAGTTTCACCAAGAGCCGTATCTATTGCTTCTTTATTAAAACCAAAAAAATTACGAGTAGTTTTTGCAATATCTGTTGAATTTGATACTTCAACACTTTTTGGAGCATAATAAATTCTATGTTTACCCATATTAAACATCATTTCAATACCAGCTCTATCTTTTGATTGTCCAGGTTTTAATTTAACTTTAACTTGGAGTTTTGTTGGAAAATCTCCATAAGATAATGAATCTGTTGGAAAATTCCAATCAACATCAGTACAAATTAAATTTCCAACACATAAAATTGGATTAATAGGATTACCAATTGTTAAATGCCAAAATCCAGTTGGTTCACCTGATAATAAACTATTCATAGTTAAAATTCCTGGTCTACCAACTTTATCTAATATTTTACCAAAAGCAACTTGAAATCCATTTGTAACAGCTTGTTTTAATGTATTTACAGCATTTCCTTTTTTACCAAATCCTGCAATCATTGATTTTAAACTGGATGAAGCACCAAATAATTGTTCATCCATATCATCAGTATCCATATATTGATATTGTTGATAGAATTTTGAAGGTCTTTCTCCAATCCAATATCTTGAACCTGGCCAAAATTTACCATTATTGAATGTAGTTGCTAAAATATTTCCCATAATATCTTTCATAGCATATTCAGGAGTTCTTCCATTTATTGAACGAAGGTCATATTCAAATGTTATTTCAAATTCTTTGTCAAAATCTAAACCAACATCACGAATATTTGTATTTGTTATAGAATCAACTGGTCCATAAACTTTATTTTGGTCATGTTTTGGGTCATAAGAATTAGCATTTTCTCCACGTAAATTATTTTTAGCTAATTCAGGGTCAAAAAGTGTCATTGCTTTTTTCATGAAACCAGAATATCCTGATTGGTCTCCTTGCATTGTTGCTTGTTCCATTTCAGAAGTCAATTCTTTCCATTTCATTTTATAACTAAATGATAACAAATCATCAAGTTTATTAATATCTTGACTAAAATAAGTTACCATTCGAGCAATATCTGGTTGTTCTTGTGGAGCTGCGTTCTTAAAAGTTCCTTGAATATCCCAAAGATTATCAGTACATGGATAAGGAAATCGTCTTAAAGTTATTAAATGATTAATTGGAAACCCAAGATTTTTACAATATAAAAAATCATCAACATCATATTGTTGAGCTCCCATTCCTGTTGTCATTTTACATAAATCAGTAAAAGATATTGGTTTAAATTCAGGTCTTGAACGTAAATTTGTATCATTAAAAGGTAATCCATTAGCTAATTTTATCAAATGCAATTTATTAATAACAGAATTTGTTATTTGCCCTGATAATAATTTTGCTTGAAGTTCAGCATTTTGTTCTACACCTTTAGTATCTTTAAATTTATCGACACCTTTAGTTATAGCAATATTCTGTGTTACTGAATAATTTGCTGGAGCTTCTTTAAGATTATCTAATTCACTCATTTTATTAAATTAAAATTGAATTAATATCTGATAATTGTTTTTCAATATCATTTTTTATTACTGATATATATTCTTTACGTAAATTTCGTATTTTTTCTTCACTATCTCTCATAAAAAAAGCATCAACTCTAAAATAATTTGCTGTAAAATCAAAATTTGGTCCAAGCATTGTGGATTTTTTATTCGATAAATCATTATTAATACCATTAATAGTACTATAAGTAAAAAAGTTTTTACCTTTTATGAATTCATCAAAAATTTGTTGGGATTCAAGAATTTCATCAAATTTTACATAATATATTTTATGTAAATTATCTAAAAACTTATCATAAACAATTGTACATTTTGCAATTAAAGGTCTATGAAAATCAACAACATTTGTAAATAAACAATATCCTATATCATCTTTAACAAGAAGAGGATTTTCTTTTGAATATAAATTTATAAATTCATTATATACAATTCCAAAAGTTTTGATATTAGATACTTGTGTCATTTGTTTTTTTTATTTAAATAATTATTAATAGTTTTTATTTCAGAATAAACAAAATCCAAAGAATTTTTTTCATTTTTTTCATTTGTTTCAGAAATAATAATAGGTATATCTTTTTTATTTATATCCATTATTTGTTCTTCAATATGGGCTGAAGTTAAATTTTTATCAATTGATTTTTTTTCATTAATATTAAGTAATTCATATTTTAATGCTTGTTTTAATAAAGGTAAAATATTTAATGAAGTACTATTAACAATAAAATCAATAACTTCATTAATATCTAAATCCATTAAATCAATAGTTGCACGTAATTTATCAATTTCATAATTTAATGTTATTGGAATTTCAATATTAATAATAGGTTTTTTTATTTCATCTTTTGAAAAATTTGCTTTTTTATTTAAAATATCTATATTAATTTTTTTAAGTATAATTGATATATGACTTTCAGGTAATATTGTAATATTTTTAATTTCATTTTCATTTGAAAATTCCTCTTTAATTATTTCAAATTTAGTTTTTGTATTTTCAGGAGTTTGTTTTGTTTGTAATGGAGTTTGAATTTCATTTAATTCAATTGCTTCAAAATCACCAAATATATCAGGAGTTTCTTTTTTAGCATATTCTAAATTAGGTATCATATCTAATCTTACATAATCATTTTCAATTACATAAGAAGGAATTGATTTTTTATCCAAAGTTAACCAATTATCGGGATGCTTAACATCAGCTCCCATTATTCTTATTATTTCAGGTTTTTCTGTACCAATTGTTGATTTTAATTGATATTGTCCTGGTATTATTATTATCATATTATTAATTATTTTATTTCCTTTATTAACTTGTTTATTTTTATCAAACCGTTTTTTAAGGAATCTTTTGATATTATTGAACATAATTCTATGTTATTATTTTGAATTTCTTCATAATTATTTATTGAATTTGTAATTATAAAACGTAATAAATGCAAATCCGTTAATTTAATTGATTTAAAAATATCATTTATTGTTGGTGTTAAAATATTTGTTTTTAATTGATTATACATTTGACAAATATCTTTGATAACTCTTTTATTAAAATCATTAACAAAAAAATTATTTTTTTTCAAAAAACAATAATTCAAAAAAATAATAATATTATTAATATCTTCTGGATTAGTATTATCATTTAATTTTTGTTTTATTTTATCAATATAATTTTTATTGAAATTTGAGATTTCTATGGTTTCCATTATTTAAATATTATTAATATTATTATTATTTTTTGATTTTATTAATGAATTTATTAATATTGTTTGTCTTTCTTTTAAAACTCGCATATATTGATATTGAACAATAGTTTTTTCCATTTTTGAATTTGTACAATCTTCACAAAAAATTTGATTTATACTATATTCATGAAATGAAATATATAGTGGTTTTAAACAATGTAAACAATACCATTTATATTTTGTTGTAAATTTATATTTTTCATTAAATCCTGTTTCTTTTGCGGAATTATATTTAATTTTGAAAGATTGTTCTTTAGTTAATTCCATTTTTATTATTATTAATTATTTAAAAAATATTTGGAGCCAAAATTTTGGCTCCAAATATTTAAATTATTGATTATTTAATTATTATGCCCAATTGTAATCATTTACGAATACAGCTGTATAATAATTTAATTCAGGATAAAAACCAATATCAGCTATTGCAAATCTTGACCATACTCTGATTTTTTCAGCCATTGTACCTTCTACAACCATTTGACGTGATGCAGCTAAGTCATAAGCTAAGAATTTAGAACCTGGGTCAGTATCATTTCCACGTCTTCCGAATAAAATTCTTGGGTCGTTAAAACGAATTTTAGGATTTTTGTAAACTGAAATAGTTTCAAAAATTGTACCAGTATAATGTAATTCAGGATTATTACTGAATGTAGTTGTAACAGGACAAGTAGCAAAAGTTGCTTGTTTTTTCAAACATGAACATAAAGTTCCAGAAGCAACGATAAAATCAACAGGAGCTATACGGTTTTGTTGTCCAACAAATTCAGAAATTAATAAAATTCTTGAATAAAGTCTTTCACCATGAGTCATTTGATTTTCATAAGCAGCGGAAACCAAAGCATTTGAAATATCATCCATATCAGTTTTTCTGTCATTATCAAGCATATCGCTAAATTCGCAATCAACATTATTCATGTCAAGTGCTGTATTTGCAGGAGCTCCGATATATAATGAATAATTTAAACTTTGTGATTGATAAGCATTTACAGCATGAGTTACACCCATTTTATAAAGATGCTTTGTGATAACTTCATCCAATGATTGGACTAATTGATTTTGAACTCCAGTATAAAGATGCGCAATAACATTAACACCCATTGCAGCCATATCTTTAATTTGGATATTTGAAGTATCAGCTTCAATTTCTAAACCAAGCATTTCAAGTTGTTTATCCATAGCAATAACATTTAATTTATGGATAGGACCTTTTTCGTGTTGAGCACGTGTCATACCACCTAAACTATTGTTATTTGAAGCAGCTTCAGCAATATTTGTTCTTATTGCTGATGCGTAGTTTATACCAATTGTAGTTAAAGCTTCACCAGTTGTATCAGTTCCAACTAAAACTTTTGCTCCTGAAGCAGCATTAATAGCATCAATAACAGTTTTTACTGTAATTGAATTATTCCAAGCATAAGATTCAGGAACAGAATTTTGACCAGTAGTTGCAGGAGTATAAATACCAGTAGCTAAAACTTCAACAGTTAATGCAGCTTTTACAGTTGAACCAACAACAAAACGAACTTGCATTGCTTTGTTATCATTTGACCTTACAATAATTGTAGTTGTTGCACGAACTAAAGATTTTGCTTTAATCCAAGTATATGTGAAATTAGGTGCACTTAATTCTACATAAGATGGAAGTGTAGTTAAATCATCAAAAGTACCACCACCATAAACAGTATCAATAAAAGTTACAAGAACTTTAGGAGTATCAACTGCAACAGTTGGCATTAAATCGAAACCAATGCAATGTAATGCAATATGAGATTGTAAACCAAAAACATAAGATGGAACATCACCAGAACCACCTTTATAAGCTGGATTCCAAATTCCACCAGATACTTGATTTGAAGACATTGGGTTTAAAACTTCACCCATACCAATAATATTACCAGGAACTGAAACACTTTCAAATAAGTTTTTTAATTGAGGCATTGTTTCTCCGAATATTTTTGAATCTTCATATAAAGGACTCATATTCATATTACGAGAAATTCTCATTCTATTTGCAAATTGTTCAGAAGCAAATTGAATTCTTTCTTTTTTGATTGCTTCTCTTGTAGGGTTACTACCAGGACCGGAATATTGTTTAAATTCTTCTGCAAATGCAGATTCCATTAATGGTTTTAAACGTTCAGCTTCTTTCACATCTAAGTGAGTATGCTTGTAAATACGTTCGTTTTGAATATTATTAAACATAGTTTGTATTTTTAAAATTTAAAATTTAATTTATTTTAATTAATAGATTTATTATCTTATTTAGTTTATTCAGGATTATTATAAATTCCTAAATAGAAATTCCTTACGGATTCGTTGAGATTTTTGTTCTGTTTTTCAGCTTTTTCTTGTTGTTCTTTCAACTGTTGCTGTTTCTTTTGTTTCTGTTGCTGTTGTTCTTTCAACTGTTTCTGCTGTTTTTCTTGTTGTTCTTTCAACTGTTGTTGTTCTTTTTCTTGTTGTTCCTTCAACTGTTTCTGTTGTTTCTGTTGATGGGCTTTCAATTTAGGAGCTTCTTCTTGTTGTTGTGCAACCGGCTTTTGTTTCTGTTGTTCTTGTTGTTTCAATTGTTTATTTTGCAACTGTTTTCTTTCTTGTTGCTGTTTTTGATTCAACTCTTGCTGTTTCTTTTCCTGTTGTTGTTTAAGTTGTTGTTGCTGTTTTTTATCCTGTTCAGTTTCTTTAAGTTCTTTTGGATTTTCAGCTTCTTGTTCTTTTTGTTGTTTTTCCTTCAGCTGCTGTTGTTCTTTTTGTTGTTTTTCCTTCAGCTGCTGTTGTTCTTTTTGTTGTTTTTCCTTCAACGATTGAGGACCTTTTTGTTTTTCTTGTTGTTCCTTTAATTGTTGTTGTTCTTTTTGTTGTTTTTCCTTCAACTGTTTTTGTTCTTTTTCTTGTTTTTCATTTAACTGTTGTTGGTCTTTCAACTGTTGTTGTTCTTGTTGTTGTTGGGTTTTCAATTGTTGTTGTTCCTTCAATTGTTTTTGTTTCAATTGTTGTTGTTTCTTTTCAGATTCGATCAAATTTGCAGTTTCTTCATCTGTATCATCATTCAAATCTTCAAAACATTGTTGTTCCTTCAACTGTTTGTTTTTTAACTGTTGTTGTTCCTTTAAATGTTTTTCTTTCAACTTTTGTTGTTCCTTCAACTGTTTTTGTTTTTTCTGTTCAGGTGTTTGTTCAGATTCAAATAAATTTTCATTATCTTGGTCTGTTTCATCATCTAAATCTTGAAAGAGGTCATCGTCAGTTGTTTCGTCATTTACGAAATCACTTTCCAAATCTTGAAAAAGATCGTTATCTTCATCATCAATAATTACTTGTTCAATATTATCTTGATTTAAATCTTGGTCGAAATCTTCATCATCAGTATCTAAATCTTGTGATAAATCATCAGTAATGTCTTGATATTGTTCAATATCGTCATTTTGTTCTTGGAAAAGGTCATCATCAACATCATTATCTAAATCTGAATCCAAATTTGATTCATCTTCATATAAATCATTTTGACTGATAAATTGGTCCGATTCATTTAAATCATCTAAAACCATTTCGGTTTCAGCATCATTAATGTCGCTAATTAAATGTTCAATTAATCCGTTCATACAAAAAATTTTAAAATTATTAATTATTTATTTTTAATTGAAATATCGAGTAGTTTTATATATTATTTACTCAATTTGTTTAAATTGTTGTTGCGTTATTTGTAATTGTTTGGGATTTTATAAATCCAGCACTATTATCATAAACGCTTTTGCCTTGTTTTTTCTTTAATTGCTGTTGAGCAATTGTTACTTCTTCAAAAAATGCTTTTTGTTTTATATTTTCAGATAAATCTTGTTCAGTTGCATCTTCTAATTCATTTTCTAATTTTACTTTATCATTTGATTCATTTTTTTCCAAAACTTCTATATCAGATTTTTCTTTTGTTTTATCATTGGTTTTATCATTTTCATTTAATTCTGTATACCATTCAAGAAAACATTTAGATGATTCATTTAAATTTATATATTTATCATAATAATTATCCAATTTACCTAAATCTTTTTCATAAATTAATGTTGAAAATCCAGTTTTTTGTGTTGAAGATTCTTGCCAAATTTTTTGTGATTCATTTAAACATTTAAAATTAAGAACAGCTTGTGCAAATCCTGGATGATAAACTAAATCAAAAGTTGTTAAAAGTTTTGTTACTGCTGTAAATGTTCCATTAGGATTTGTATTTTCTTCTCCAGCAGCTCTTGCTGAAATAGCTAATTGTCCACCAGAACGTATTATTTCTTGAGCAATTTTACCTTTTTCAGTATCTAATAAAATAACTCTTCCATAAACAGTTTGTTCTTCTTCATTATACCAAACATCTAATATTTTATGAGAAGCATTATTATAATTAACAGCATAACTTTTTGGATGTTCTAATTCACCATAAACTCCTTTTGAACTAAATATTTGTTTTTTAAGGATTTGTAATAAAAATAAATATTCTGGAATCGAATATAAACGTTTATTATTATTTGGGTCTTGTTTTAAAACAGCAAAAATTCCTTCCAAAACAATTCCTTTATATGGAGTTCCAGTAGTTGGGTCAATTATTGTTTGTTTTAGCTGTTCAAATGGAATTTCAGTTAATGGAATTTGAGCAGATTCTAAATATAAAAATTTGTTAATTAAGTCAGGCATATTTCAAAATATTAATTAATTTATTTAGTTTATTAGTAATTATTGAAAATTTTAATAATTATCATCATCAGTATGTATAATATCTTCTGGAGTTTCTTCTGGAATATCAGTTTCATTATCTAAAGAAGAATTATCATCATCTGAAGAATTATCATCATCTGAAGTATCATCATCTTTTTCAGTTGTATCAGGAGGAAATCCTAATCTAATATTTTCTGCTCTTCTTTCAACTTCCATAGAAGCTAATTGTTCAGCTGTATAACTTAAATGATTTTTTATAATCCATGAAAGTGGAATTGCTTTTCTTGCAACACCATTAACATCTTCTAATTCACCAAATGCTGCGATATTTGTTGCAATTTCAACTTCTTTGTTAACAATTTCTAATTCAGCTAATTTATCATATTGATTAAATGCAACCCATTCCATTTTTATTGAATCCAATAAAGATAAATCAACACCAATTTCTACTTGTTTTAATGTTAATTGAATAATTATTGGTTTAATAAATAATGGATTCATCATTTTACGAATTGCATTAATAAATTTACCAAAATTTACTTCAATTTTTCTTAATGAATTTACATCTGTAAATCCCCAACTATCTGAAGAATTAGGGTCAATTCTATCATAAGGAATTTCTGTATCTTTCCAAAAATATTTTTCCCAAAATCCTAAAGAATCAACTTCAGTTAAATCAGGTCCATTTGAATTTATTTCTTCAATTTCTGGAGCTCCTGAATTTTGAGTTTCAGCTGTAAAAAATTCTCTATAACCACTATTATTTGGTAAATTATTAAATTTTACAACTCCATCATCATCAAATGTATATTTATTAATATACATATTTTTTGCTTCAGTTAATTTTTGAATTGCTTCTGAACGTCCAACATCACCCATAGCAAGTTTTATGTGCATTCTTACTTGTGATTTCGCAGCAAACCAAAGAACTTTTGATGTTTGCATTGAACGCATAATATTAAAACTTCTTCGTAATTTATCAACATAACTTATAAACCCATAATCATATTGATTCCATTCAAGTAAAACAATTTGATTTTCATGTAAAATACGTTCTTTATTATTATCCATTAATGGACGTTGAACATAATAAACATAATCATCTTCTTTAAATTTTTGCAAAGTTGCAGGGTCTATTGGAACAATTCCAACAATATCTTTTGGATTTTTTAAATTATCATAAATAATTTCAAAAGAAATTTTACCTGTTTTAACAAAATCTTTAACACATTCAATAAGTCCTTCATCAACAAAATCATAAAAGTGCATTAATCTTGGATAAAAAACTTTATCAATATATTCTTGAATTGCTCTTGCAACATCTTGTTTACTTTCTTCTATTTGTGTTACATTTATTTTTGGGAAAACACAATATTTATGAGATTCTGTATCAATAATTACAGTTTCATGTGCAATAATATCAACAGCTTTTTTTATTTCATTATTTTCAGCAAATACAAATAAATCATTACGATAATTTATACCAGTTATTGGTGAATATGCAAAATTATTACGATAACGAATATCTGGATTAAAAGTAAAATTATCAGTATTTGTAAAAAATATTGGGTCTGATGGAGAACCAACCATTTTTTTCAAAGCTTTTTTATCTGATAATTTTTCGGTTGTATTAGCTAATAAAATTTTCTTTGATAATGTTTTTTCAACATTACGAGCTGTGATTGTTTTTATACCAGTAGATAATTTCATTATTTTACAATTTTATTAGAATTTTGTTTAGCTTGCATTTCTTTTAATTGCTGAGTATATCTATTATCATAATATAAATTATCATTATATGATAAATTCAATGTTTCAATTTTAATATAAATTTCAAAAATATTATTATTATCTAATAATTCTTTTAATTTAATTAAATGTTTTGGTGGTTCTAATTTTATATTTGTTTGTATTTGAGCACTTTTATTAACAATATTATAAAAATCCAAAATATCTTGTTTTAAATCATAACAAACAAGTTTATTTGTATTAGATGTTAAAAACAATAATTGTTTATTTGATTTATCAAAACATATTGAAATTATATCTTTTTGATTAATTCCAAATTTTTCTTGTAATTCAGCATTTAATGCTAAATTATTGCAAATATCATAACCATATATTAATATAGGCATTTTTGCAAATGTTTTGATTTTTAAAATATTTTTTGGTAAATTTTCTAAATCATTTGATAACAATAACTTTTCAATTATTTTTTTCAAATCATTTTTAAAACTATAAATATCTAATTGAATTGAATTTTCAGGTTTAAATTCAATATTTAAACTTTCATTTAAATTTTTTTGTAAACCTGTTTCATAACCTATTAAAAAATCATGAACTTTAGAAAAATATGAAAAATAATTATTTCGATTATTTTTTAAATAAATATTGGTAGCAATAAATTTATCATAATTTTCATTTAATTCCATAAATGGTATATCGCTTATTTCGGAATATAAATTCATCATATTAAAATGATATGTTGAAAATTTTTCATTTTCCATCAAATTTTGAACAGATTTACCAATATTAGAAATATTTCCAAATTTATTAATAAATGATTTTATTTCATTATTACATGAAATAATTGTTCCAATTATTAATTGTTCTTTATTTTGTATACTTTGCATTATATATCATTATTTAATTGAATATCCAATTTATTTTTAAATACAACAAGTTGATTAGAAATATTATATAAAACCGTAGCTACGATTTTATTTTGTAAAATAACATTGGAAAACATTTTCGAAAAAAATATTACAATTTTGTCCATTTTATTTTGTTGTATTATTATTATTTTGTCCACTATTTGCTCCAGAAGCAGTTGTATTTGCTGCTGTAGTTGCAGATATTAATGTAGTTATTTCTGTATTTATTAATTGTTGAAATATGGTAAATTTTGCATTTATTTTATCATCAAGCATTGTATTCAAAACAGGTAATAATTTAAAAGCAAATTGTTCAGCTAAATTTAAAGAAATATCATCAAAAACATTATTAGATATTGGAAAAATTTCTAACATTGAATTTCGTATACTTTCAAAATAACTTTGGTCAGTAACAGATAATTTTGTAAAATCACCTGTATTTATTATTTTTATTTTTAAATTATCAGTAATTCCCATTATAAATAAATTATATTATTTTTCTTTAATAATTGGATTAATTCTTTTGTTGGTTTATCTTCTTTAAATTTAACACCTAAAATAATTCCTGGTTTAAAAATAAGTTTTTTCATAACTAATTCAGATTCAGTTGAAAAATCATCTAAATATGTTTCCCAATTTAATGTATTACAATCTAATTCTATTAAATTTTTTTCATTAAAATCTTCTTCATTCAAATAATCATTTTGCTGATAATATTCATCTTTTGTACTAAATCCTGTAACATATTCACAAATTTCTGGATTATCTTCAAAAAATTCTTCATCATAAATTATTTCAATAATATTTTGTTCTAATAATAAATCATGATTAAATACTATACAAGTTTCTCCAAAATTATCAGCTCCTCCCGAATTTTTTTTATAACTAAATGATATAAATTTTTTAGGAATTATTATTTTATTGTTTAATAATTCATATAACCAATTTTTATCAGTATTTCTAAATATTAAATTATTGCTTTCCAATTTATATTAGGATTAATTGTTGTACCATTTTTACGACAAAATAATTGCCATTCTTTGATTAATTGATTTGCTCTAATTGTATCATATCCACGACTTGGAATAAAAATTGCTTTATGCCATTCGTTATAAGGAAAACATACAATTTGTTTCATTCTTTGTGGAATATACATTCTAACACAAAATTTAACTCCAAATCTTTCTAATGTTTTTACAATTAATCTATAATCAATTTGTACAGGTTTATTTGTTTTAAAAAATATTTGATACCTATAAAGTTTTTTAAATAATTCAAAAATTGAACACATTACTATTATCCTTATTTTTGGTGGTAACAAATGTAAATTAAATCCAATATTTCTTATACCTAATTTAGTTACAATAGGTCCAAGTGAAATTATTAATGGATATTTATCAAACCAAGGCAAAACTGAAGTTCCTTTATATTTGGGATTTTTATATTCAAATATAAACATTCCACCTTGATACATTAATAATTTATTATATCTATAATTAGTTGGATTTTTAAAAACTGTTTTAAAAAGCCAACTTGTTGCTTGTGAAGCAGGTCTATTATTAACCCAAGAATTTTTTAAAACTCTTGTTCTCATAGAATAATAACCACTTTTAATATTTAATTTTTCAATTGTTTCCTTATCAGTTTTACTTCCACGGGCTTCAGTAAGTATTCGAGAATATTTTGCTTTATAAATATCTTTTGATGATATTTCTTTCAGTAAATCTTCTATTGGAATTACTTTCTTTTTTGGCATTATTATTAATTATTGATACTTATTATTTAAATATTATTAACATAAAACATCTTCAACAGATGTAAATTTTGTTTCAAAAATTAATCTTGGTCCATTTTGTCCAAAAATTAAAATACTGTCATTTGATTCAAAATAATAAAGTTTATCAGAAATTCCTCCTGTTAATTGTTTATTAATTAATGAAAAAACTCCATCATTATAATCTAAATATACACAAGATTCAACAATTGGTAATTTTATTGTATCAAGTATTGTTATTAATGGTTCTTTTTTCTTAAATATTTTTTGGTCTATTTCAATTGTTAAAACACCCAAAGCATATTTTTCTTTAATTAAATCAATTAATTTTGAATATGAAATTACATAACTTTCTGGATTTGTAATATCACTAATTTCGATAACTTGAGAATTTGCTTTTGATTGTCTTAAATGTAAACCAATAAAATCATGATAATCATTATTATCAAATCTTAAAGTACATTCTATTTGTGATTTTAAAAATGCAAATATTTCATTTTGTGTCAATTTTGAAATAATAACAAAATTATCTTGTTTTTTATAGTCCATAATCAAAAAATTTTTCCGTTTAAATGTTGTTCAGTAATTATTTTAAATATATATCCATTTTGTTTACACCATGTAATTGCAGATTTCCATTTACAGGCATTTTTATAATTTACTTTTGTTCTTCTTATTTCTGATTCTTTTAAAGGTACTAATTCTGATGGTTTTATTTCTACGATAATTTTCTTCCCATCTTTCATAATAACAGTAAAATCCGTATTATAATTATGTCGGACTTGTGTAACTTTACCTTTAACTTTTTCTAACATTAAATATGGAATAACAATTTGCTCCGAACTCCATTTTTCAACATTAGAATTTAATTCTAAATTTATCATAAATTTATATTCTAAAGATGACCTATAAATTATTGGTTCAGGACCAAAATATTTTTTAGCATTTTTAAAATATCCTTGTTTATATTTTGAATTTTTATTCGGAGCAAGTTGTTTTATTCCCATTATAATTCACAATTTATCATAATTGTGTTTGTACGTTTTAACATATTATAAGTATCTGTTGATAAATCTTTTCCAGCATTATAAATATCGGTTTCTGGTTCTAAAATTAATTTTAATCCACAAGGTATACATAATTTAAGATTTGTCATAAATTCTATATTTGGACCTTGACAAGATTTAAATTTTAATATAATAAAAAATTTATCTTTTTGTGATTCAATATTAACATCATTAATATTAATTCCAAAATAATCACAATTTTCTTTAAGTGTATCAGATGTTGTTATATATTGTTGTAAAATATTATCATTTTTTAATAAATTACCTATCCAATTTTTCGCAGCTTTTTCATTAATAAATTGCATTACATAATATTGTTCATCAGTTACAGAAAATTTAAAATTTTTCAATAATTGATTAACATTATCCATATATTTAAAATCAAAATTATTTAAATTACCTGTTAATAATTTATTATTAATAACTTTAATTCTATTTATGAAAAAATCAGCCATAAATTTTCTTTCATCATCTGTTATTGTTGTAATACTGTGCATCAAATTAACAACTTTTACTGAAGTTAATTCAGGATTTTCAATATTTGTTTGTAATGGTGAATATGTTAATTCATTTTCAGCAAAATCAGTTATAATATGTTTATCAATTGGAGAACGTAAGGTTTTTTCCCATGTTTGAAAATCCCAAATATTTTTACCTAAAAAATAATTTCCAAATTGTCCACAAGTTATATCAATTACAAAATTAATTTCACTATCTTTTACCAATATAGCAGTATGCCATTTATTTTGTGAACCATTATAACATTCACCATAATATTGTTCTTTAATATCTATGGAAATCAATTTTGCATTAGCTTGTCTTGATTGTAATAACATTTGAAATGTTTTATCAAAAAGTAATGCTTGTGATGCTGACACACAAAAACCTGTTGTTGTTAAGCCTTCAGCAATATTTTTTGGTTTATCTTCGAGTTTAAAATTTCCATCAAGTGATTGTCCTTCACGATATGCTAATGCTGAACCATTTTGAACATCAAAACGACGTTTAAAATTATTAATAACTTTTATGTAATTATCAGCTATTGTTGTTAAACTATTCCTATTTTCCATATCTTTTTGATTAATCGTTTATATCATTATTATTGTTTGTATCATTGAATTTAATTCTTGTTCATCAGGTTTAGTATATTCAATTGAATATCCAATTACTATTTTTTTGCCTGAATGTTCAGTATCTAATCTAAATTGTTTATCTCCAGTTTCAGGTAAATAACAATCAAATCCAACAATCGAAAACGGAGTTACTTCGAACATTAAATTTTTTAATGTTATTGTAATTATATTTCCACCTAATGATTTATTTACTATATTACTATAAAAAGGAAATTTATGCTTTTCAAAACCAGAAAATGTATTAGAACCTATTTCTCCAAATCCAACATTTGGGTCAGATTTTAAAATTTTTTCAATTTTTGATTGAATACTAACATTATAAATTGAAGCATTTTCTAAAAACATTTTAGAAAAATTTGTATTTAATGTATAAAATTCAATTGGAATTTTAAATTCATCTTCAGGTAAATATTGTCTTGTTTTTGAACTAAATATTATATCTTGTGGGTCAATTGTTTCTCCTGTTTGTTTTAGAGTATATTTATCATAAGGTTGATTACGCATAGTTTCAATATTACCTATATGTAAAAATCCAAAAGTATCAAAAGCAAAAACATTTGTTGTATATTTTTTAATTACATCATCAACTAAAAAATTTATTTGTGGAGTTTCCGTATTTAAAACATAATCAATATCTTTATTTAAATCTTCATTATCAAAAGTATATAATCCCATATCTGTTGTTTGACAAATAGTTGTCAAAATATCAATAATTTTTTGGTCTTTATAACTTTTTTGTTCAGTATAATACATTTTAGGATTAAACCAAATACCATCTAAATGTATTATTGCATCACCAGCATCAGAATCAATTTGTGTAATTAATCCATTAAATTTAATATACCATGATTTATAACCTATAAAAATTACGCATTTATCAATTGCTTGTTTTAAAGCCGCTCTAATTTGGAGATTAGTATCATCTAATGATAATGAAAATCGCGGAAAACTATTAATGGCGAGTTTTAATTCAAAATGAATTAACTCGCCGACATTGACCACATAATCACCGATTTTTATTAATGGAATACTTCTACCAAATTCATTAATTACATCTGTAACTTTCTTTTCGGAAAGAATATCCATATCAATTTTTATGTCATCAACCTTTATATTTGGTTTGACAATTATTCCCATTTTTAAAATGTTACGGTTCCTGATTTATCATTATATGAAACTTTTGGTAATGTTATATTAAGTTTTGGTAATGCTGTTGTTTTTAATGATGAATTAATTTTTAATAAATTCGCTTTATTTATAATTGTATTATTTGTATCTTTTAAAATTCCTGGAATATTATCATCATCAAGTATTGTATTAATTGATAAAATAGATTCTAAACTATCAATATCTGGAATTTTAAACATCATTCCAATATTAATTTCAACTGGGTCAGTTATTTTATTAAAATTCATTATTAATGGAATTAAATCCATTCTCCCCCTATAATATCGATTAATTATAATATCAATTCTACCATAAAGATTATTATCAATTTTTATTACATCAATTAAATCAACCTGTTCAGGATTATCTAACATAAATGTATCAATACTATTTGCTAAATAAACATCTTGTAACATAATTAAAAATTTACTTTATTTAAATCAAAACTTGGAATTATGAAATCAACATCCATTTCATTAAAAGTAAAGGTTGCATCAAATGTTTTAGATTCACTAAAACTTTGATTATAAGCAAATTCTAATGCAGGTAATTCAGATGTAAAACATTTAGAAAATTTCCATCTAATCATTGGAATTTCAGCACTATCAGATAATGTTAAAGTTATTTGAAAATCTTTAATATTTCTTGTTCGTTTATAATATGAATATAATACTTCATAACAATACATCCAATTTATTATACTATTTCTAAAAGTTATACTAACTGATGTTCCGGAAATAATTTCATTTAATGGGGCAGTTCCTGGAAAAATTTTATTTACCGTAGTTTGTGGAAAATTTGTTAAATCTGGATTTTTACCTAAATTCATTAAAGAATTAACAGTCATTAATGATAAATTAATCCCAGGAATATTGAGTTGTTGTATTGATTCATAAAAATGTGTTTTTATAGATTTAAATGGAGATTTTTTATAAAATAAAAAATCATCATACTTTTGAGTAAGTTCAATTGGGAAAAAATTATCATCAAAATCTATTCTAAAATTTGATAAAATTGGATTTAACATTTCTTATGAATTATTTTCATTTGATAAAAGAGTTTCAATATAAATTGTTCTTCCTTTACCGCGTGTTATTTGTTTAAAATGTAACTTTAAATCATTAGCAATCATTGTTGTATAAAAAGAAAAAATATTTGTACTTTTTTCTGAATCATATTTATCCCATTTTTGCCATGCTTCACTAACAGCATAGTTAATACAAGCTTCTGCATCACATTTATTTTTATAATCATAAACAGTTGCAAAATGTTTCGCAATTTTCGTGAAAATTTTTAACATTTTATTAGTTACTTTTCCAGCATCAATACAAGCAGAATATTCTGTTTGTAATTCTTCAGGTGTAACATAATAATTTTTATCAATATAAACTAAATCTTTTTGTGATACAGAAGCTTTTGACATATTTAAAATTCGTTAATATAAAAGTCCAAATTTTTAATATTTTCATTAAGAAGATTATTTAAAATATTTTCTTGTTCATTAAGTTTAACCATTGCTGGTGAATTTTCTTCAGCAATTGTTTTTAATTTTTGAACTTTTAAAATATTTAAATTTATTTCTTTTTGTTCTTCATTTAATGATACAATTTTTGAATTTCTTTCAGCAAAAACTTCCGATTCAGTTATTAATTGAGATTCAAATAAATTAGAAATATCTTGATTTAAAATTTCTTTACAAGATTCCATCATATTTGCATAAGTTTTAAAACTTTTTGAACCATTAGTTGATGCCAATATTTCAGGAGTTGATTGATTTTGAACTAAATCCAAATTTAATAAAACATAATTACTTTCATTTAAATTTTTTATAACTTGAAGATTATCAAATTGTATTAATTTAGAATGATTTTCCATTAATGCTAAGAAATTGTCAGCATCTTGTAAAAAATTATATTTATTAAAATTATTTACTTTACCAGGAGCTGAAATATAAAGATTTACAGATTCATATAATAAATCTCTAACTTTTTCATTAGGTATTTCATTCCATGTTTCAGAATCTAATCTTTTTATTTTAGTTTTTCCATCTTTATTAAGAATCAAATTAAAATCCCAATTTTCATTTAATGAAAAAATTTCTGTTTCCGGATTATATCCACAAGAATTTATTGCAATCATTAATTTATTATAATTATCTGGAATTGCAATACTTTCATTTAATTTTGATAATTTTTTTGATACTCTATCATAAGATAAAATATCATTTTCAAGTAATAAAAGTTTACGATTATTTTGAACATCTTCAAAAGTTATTCCAATAGGGGTATATTTTATTAATGAACCATTAAATGTTGTATTATTTTCATTCAAAGGTTTAATAACACCTAAATCAACTTTAACTTTATTTAAAAGTTTTGATTTTAAACCATCAAATAAACCATTTCTAATACCTTGTTCAATAACTGAAGCAGGTTCATCAAAACTTGATTTAATATCTTTTATTGTTTGTTCTGGACTTGGATGAGACATTCTTTTCATTTCTTTGAAATGTTCTTCCTTACATAAATTTATTATGAAATTAAGGTCAACATTTTCCATTGATTTTTTGGTAAAATCAATAATTTCTTTCAATGTAACATCATCACCAGCAACTTTTTCTCCTTTTGTTACGAATTCTTTTAAATCCAATGCTGGAGTTATAGATTCATTTAAATTTTTATAAATGTCCTTTAAAAATTCAGTTCCGGTTAATGTTTGACATTGAGCATTTTGAATTTTTTCAAAAATTTCTCCAATTATTGCAGGATATGAATTTGGTCCAAGTAACATTTGTTTAGCATTTTGTACCATAAACTTATGTTTTTAAAATATTTTTAATTTATTAAATAAAACTTATATATTATGTTTTAATTTAATTAGAAATTTAATTGTTTAACACCAAGTAAAAAATATTCAGCATCTTTATCATCAATTTTTTCTTTTGATGTTATATATCGCATTAATGGTTTTAATAAAACATTAATTAACATTCTATTCCAATCAGGTTCAGGTAAATTAGGTACTGAATTTATATTAATATCATCAGGTACTCCAATTATTTTATAACCAGAATCTGGATTACAATAATAATAATTCATCTTTTGTCCTTCAAATGGCGGTTTATATTCTTTTGTAAAATTATTTTTTTCAATAAAATTTAACCATGAAACTGCAATTTGCATTTGTATATGATTTTTATTTGATGAATAAATATTATCTTTTTTTATAATATCTGATAATCCACTAACTGTAGATATTTGATATATAAAATCTTTTTCTTTTCGTTGTTTTATGTAAAAAAATAATTTTAAACATTCTTGTCTAAGTTGTTCAATATTATAATTTTCAAGTAAAAACTTTTCAACTAATTTTGTTAATATTTTTTTAGCTCTTCCAGACATTGAACCTTTTTTCAATTCAACTCCTTGAAATTTAAATTTTGGTTTATTTAAAAATTTACCATCTTTCCAAATTTGAGTTAAAATATATTTTTTCTTTTTTATGAAAATACATTTACGAGTTGTAACTTCATGATTCATTTTTAAATACCCTTTTCGAGCATTTCTATAATCACAATCATCATCAATTGTTGTTTTTATAATATTATTAAGAAATTCTTTCATTAAAAATATTACAAATTTTGATAACTCTTCATCAGATTCAGGTAATTGCATTGGACCATCTTTTGTTATCATTAAATTATAAACAACTTCTGTATCACAATATCTTGAATCAGTATCTCCATATACACAAATATCATTTATAGTATCAGGAATATATTCAGTAAATTTTCGTAATTCTATAACTTTTGGATAAAATTTTTGAATTATTTTTAATTCATTTTCTCCCCAATTTACAAAAAAATTATTTATTGCTTTATCAACAATAACTGCAAAATGTTTACCTGTTGTTGTTATATCTTCAGCAATGTCTACATCATGTAAACTATAATATTCTGAAGCAGAAACACCATATAATGAATTTGCATCACACTTAACAACTAAATTTAAATTTTTATATTCTGCTTGTATATCTTTTGCATCATGAAGTAAATTTTCAAGTTCTTTTAATGTATAATTTGTTAAATCTTTTGTTTTTTCAATTAAATCATCATATCTGGTTGAAAATTCCATATTATAAATTATTATTTAGGATTTTGGGTAAAATTAAATATTAATTTTACCCAAAATCACATTATTTAAAAATATTCTGAAACATCCAAATTATCTAAAGTTGAATCTAAATCATCAATTTTTGAATCAAGATTTAAGGAAGATTCATTTACTTTAGTTGCTAAACACCAAATTATTGCATCTGAATATTTAGCTCCTAATAAAACTTTTTCACTTAATTTATCAGTATAAAATGAAAAAGTATGATTTCCAGTTACAATAAAATCAGATTTTAACATTTTAAATTCAAAACCTTCTTTTGGAAATTTAATTTCTTTTTGTATTTCAGTACTAATTAAAAATTCAATACTAAAAACTTTATCATTAACTATGATTTTTTTATTATCAGAATCAATTTTAAAAGTTAAAAAAGATGTATTTTCTGGAGAAGATTTATGCAAATTTTTAATTAAACGTTTAACTTCTTGTATTTGATTATCTAATAAAATAAATTCAAACATTCCTTTTGTAGGTGTACATTCTTTTATTATTTGAGAATAATCTTCAATTTTGTTTGTTAATAATTCTTCAGTTGTTAAAATAAAAGATGTTATTAATGGTGAATTATTTTCAGATTTACCTGTTATAATCAAATTTGACCCATAATATTTATCATTAATTTTTCTTAAAGAAAATTCAATATCAACCATATCAGTATTATGGACACTCAAAAACTTTTTAAATAAATCTCCTCTTAAAATGTAAAAATTAAATTCAGGAAAATCATAAATATCATTTTCTGGTGTTTCATCATTTAAGTCTAATGTTAAATCATCATTTATATTATCTGGTAAAACAATCAAACTTTTCAATGGAATTGTCCATAATTTTATTAAGCTTTTTGTATTACTAAATGAACATGATTTAATCATTTCAGTATTAAATTCAAGCATTAATTGATTATCAACAATCAAAGATTGTTCTAATAAATTTCTAAAAATATTTAATTTAAAATTAGAAATTTTAAAACTTGTTTGTTCCATGGTTTATTTATAAATTATTATTTATTATTTAAAATTATTTAAATTTTATTATTTATTCGATTCTTTAATACCAAATTCTTTTTTACAAAGGTCAATAAATTTATGGTCAGTTTCTGATGAAATACCATAAGTAATAAAATCATTATAAAATAATTCAACTGTTTCACGTGTTATTTTTTGAAGTAAATGTGAACCACAAGCTAAATGACGATAATGATTAACTGTTTCTAAAAGTTTTTTAATTTCTGTTAAAAATTCTGTAGTTTCTTTGGAAATTTCTTCTTCCAAATCTTCTTTGAAATCTTTTAAACCTTCTTTAATTTCTCCAAAATCTTCTTTAATTTTATCTTTAAATGATTCTTTTTGCTCAACTGATGGAATTTCTGCATCAACTGGTGGAATTTCTGCATCAACTGGAGCTGTTGTTGTTTCTTCAACTGGAGCTGTTGTTGTTTCTTCAACTGGAGCTGTTGTTGTTTCTTCAACTGGAGCTGTTGTTGTTTCTTCAACTGGAGCTGTTGTTGTTTCTTCAACTGGAGCTGTTGTTGTTTCTTCAACTGGAGCTGTTGTTGTTTCTTCAACTGGA